TCTGGCGATATTACCCACTGGTTGTCCCTGTGATCGTAATTCATTGAGGTCGCTTAGTTCAGGTTTAGTATTGATACTATTGACATAGGCTGCAATATCACGTCTTTCTTCGGGTGTTAAGTTCATAGCAAAGTAAGGCATAACAGCCCCAGCACCTTGTGGTACACGACGTCCTTCAGCTAGATCAGTCAACTGTTTCACAACATAATCATAGCCTAAGTCTGCTAGTCTTGGTGCTCCCATGGCTTCTGTGCCATATCCGCCCGTGCCGTGACAGGTCATACAGGCTACAACAGGACCTTTACCTTCCATAAAGATCCGTTTGCCGTTGGCGGGGTTTCCTGGTATAGCACCTTCAGCGTTAACAATCAGCGGAGTTAAAAACACTAGTGCTAGAAATAGTTTTTTCATGTTAACTCTCTATTTGACGCAGTGTCTATCGCAACCGGTTACTCCAACAACATCCTCTTGATTCAATGGTTGGCTATGTGGAAGTGTTTCGAAATGCGGCATATGGCGTGTTGTAAAGTCTCGAATTAGTTCCTGCTGATGTTTATCTAGATCTCCTAGAAACAATCTAGTTCTAGCTAATGCATAGTGTCCTCGAGTTTCAAAATCTGATAACACGGCCAATTGATGATCAATAACATCTAAAGGATCAGCAGATTTAAAATCATCCTTGGTAACGATATTTACATGGCCAAGTTCTCGCATGCTTTGGCTCCATGCTTGCCAGTTAGACATCTGATAGGATTTAAGATGTAAATCTTTTTTGAGAATCTGTAGTTGGGAGTCAATTGAAGGTTCTGCTGCTTGACTGCTAAATGCAAACATTAACAAGAATGGCAATACTGCAAATAAACTGCGTTTCATTTTCTTCTCCTATTATTTTTGGTTAGTTACTTCCTTTCTTTTTTCTACTTGTGCGAAAAATACTTCTTTTGCTTTGGCATATTCTTCTGGCGCCATTTTTGATTCATCGTTGCTGTCAAATATCAAATACTTGATATCTTCATCAAACTGTTCGTTATTGACTGCCCAACGGATTCCATATACTACACCTACGATTATCATGGCACCTGTTACTAGCCATAGATAAATGGTCCACCCGTCACCTAAGTTATTAAAAAAATCAGCCATTTTAGTGTCCTTAAAAAATTGTGCGTTGCATTAACTTTACTTATCAACGATAGTAAAAATTATAACAGATTTTTCTTATGATTATTATAAGATTTTCTTATATTGTTTAGACTTAGTATAAGAATTATCAGTTCTTGATATAACTATACTTTCCGCAGGTGCCTACAGTGCAGTTAATACTCATACTAGCCGAATCGGCTGTAGTTGTATTTGTCTGCTGTATGGTCACTGTCGCACCATTTGTACCATTCATATTTAATGTGAATGATTTATCTGCACCAATACCACCAGATTGTGTTGCTGTAATAGTATTTGCGCTGTTATTAGTACCTGCGCCGCCGATCAAATTAAATGTATTATTGCTAGCACCACTTTGATTTATGGTAATATTATTTGTTGCACCATTCAGATTTTGGATTGCGGTGGTTTGATTGCCCGTGTCATATTGTGATATTGATACTGTATTACTATATCCACTGGGAATGTTGATACCAGCACTCATAGCGCCTGTGCCCTGTTGAGTAATACTATAATTACTAGTGTCTACGCTGCTGGTAGAACCTGTGGTAATGTTTACCGATTGTGTAGTACCTGTTTGACTGATAGATACTGTATTACCTGTACCAATTTGATTGACATAAACACTGTCATCAGCAAATGCAGAAAATGCAAGAAATAATAAAATTAAATATTTCATTTTTGTATAACATTAATTAATGTATTATTTCCTGTATTGACTCTATTTTTAACAGTGACTGCACCTTGTGTCATAGTAATAGTTGAATTTTGAACACGAGCCACAGTCACACTTTCTGTATTACTGCCATCGTTTCTATATAAGTTTACTGTCCCCGGCGTTACAGTGGCTACCACACCTGTCTTGGGATTATAATCTGGTAATAAACTATTAGTTGGATTCAATAAATTACTCAATAACTGTTGTTGTTCATCTTGTAATTGTTGTGCTAAAATGTCAAAAATATCTGCTAAAAAATACTGTTGTAATAATGGTACTGTCAACGGATCACTGCCGTAAGGAGTAGATTGTGCATCAAAGGCATTCTGTAAGAAATCCTGTTGTAGATAGTTTACTGCTAATACTGCTTGTGCAGAATTATCAACTTGCGTTTTAGTTTGTGCGTTTTCTGCTTTTTTAATCTCAGGTGGAGGACTGACTATTAATAGATTATTAATCACATCGGCAGTAAGATGTAATATGGTTGGTTTTAATGGTGGACTATTTCTGTTGACTACCATAGTTCCTTGAAAGGGTTTGTTTAGTAAGACAGAACCCGCATCATTAACAACTTCAATGGCACCTGTCTTGCAATCTCTTTCAACATCAATAAAATTTGCAGGACAACTAGGTAAATTTATAACTAATGTTTCTCCTAATTCATCTATTGTACTGGTAAAATCTGTACCACGAACTGCGATAGTTGCTGCTGGTGTATTGAGATTTACATGTCTAGGATTATTGTGTGCTATCTGTCCGCTGGCATATTCGATAGTGCCACTGACAAATTTCATAGCCAATTTACCTGATCCCTTTTTTGGATCGTAGACGAAATCATCGATCGTTAATTTACTATGATCGTTGACTACTACTTGGGTATCATCTTCAAAAGTGATACCAAGTTTACCAGCCTGTGTAGCCACTAGATCGTTCATGTCTACGCCAGCACCTTTGACAGCAGATAGATGCTCGTGACTCCTAGTAATAGTACCAGCTTCTGCTGCCTGTACAGTGATCTTGCCTACACTGGCCTGTGCTAAAGAACTGACCAGTGCAAGCAATAAGATTAACCATCTAGTTAGATACATTTATATGGTAGGTATTGCTGCTACCTGTGCCCTGTAGATTGACTGTGGTGTTAGCAGTAGTAGCATTCTGTGTGATACCTGCTGTGTTACCACTACCATTTAAATTCACTGTAGTAGTATTGGTATAAGCAGCACTGGTCTGCACCACATCTACTGTGTTGCTGGCTCCAGTTAATGTTACACTGGCTGTACCGTTGTTATTAGTAGTAGCTGTTGCGCCACTGGCTAATGCGCTGCCACCAACACCTTGATTAACTGTCACTGAGTTAGATCCGCCACCGCTGACATTGATAGTGTCAGTGTTGCTAGTACCATTGGTTGTTGCTGTAACACTGTTGCTGGTTCCGCCAGTGGTTGTGGCTGTTACCTTGTTAGTAGTACCTAGGACATTGATATTGGCAGCTGATGTATCGCCTGTTTGGTTAATGTTAATGGTGTTGCTGGCACTAGTGCCTTGTCCATTGTTATTACTATCAATCGTTGCAGTACTATTATTACCTGTTACACTATAGGTAAAACTGTTGCCACCTGTGGCACCTGTGGCCTGTGTAGTATTAACGCCAAAGTTAGTGACGTTACCTGTACCAGTCTGTGTAATACTGACTGTGTTGCTGTTACCTGTGATGTTGGCAGGTGTTGTAGGACTTACCGCACCTACTCCCTGTACTACGTTACCAGCACCACTTTGTGTGACTGTAACTGTACTGCTACTACCTATCTGATCTATATAGATGCTGTTGTCTGCTGACCATGCCAGACCGGTAAACATCATTGCTATCGCGGCTATTAGTTTTTTCATTTTTTAGCTCCTGGGAGCATCGCGCCAGAGAAATCCCAAACACCTTTACGTGCTCCTTCTTTTATTAAATCTACTACTGAAGCATCTATCGCTTCTTTTACTGCTAATGTGCCAGGTTCATTAATTGTTAAACCTGTTTCAGTTTCAAAACTCTGTGTCCCATTATCAAAAAATTTAAGAACAGCAACACTATCTGCTGTACTATAAACTGTTTTAGTCACTGTTATACTACAGAGTATTTTACCTGTATTGACACTTATAGCTCGTAAACTTATTGTTATGATATCTTTGCTATATAATGTTGTTGGTCCTATGCCTAACCAACGATAAGCAGCACCACCTGATTCCATTCCTGAATCATAACCAATGATACCACCTTCTAGGATAATACCTGCAAATTTGAGAGGCATTAATTTTTGTGCATCTTTACCTTCATAAGCACCACGCATCTGTGTGATAATAGTTCTTTCACGTATGAGATCATCAACGTTCTCACGTTCTACTACATCAAACCAACGACCATGACTGACATTTTCTAATGCTTCAATTAAAAATGGTGCTCCGTCTTGTGTTACAGCACTACTGAAACTTGTTGTATTTGGTATATTTCTTTTCTGTCCTGTTTTATCTTGGAAACTATAAACTGCTACTGTTATTCTTGGACCAGCAGGAGGTAAAATATTATCAAATTCTCTCTGCATACGATTTTCAGCAAGTTTAGGTTTTTCTGGTTCAGTAAATTTTTGTGTTATAGCACAACCAGATAAAAACAATATTAGTAAAATAGAGAAATATCTCATTTCACGCTGCCTGTGATATTAAACTGTCCAATAGGCACAGTTATGTTAGTACTATTGCCTACATTATCAACTACCTGTAGCTGTATGTTAGAACCTGTGTTGTTCCAATAGATAGTATTACCTTGGAAATTCATGCTGCCGCTGGTAGCACTACCCCCAGAAAACATAGCTGTGGCTAGATTTTGGCTGATCTGTGCATAGATCCTGGATTCTAAGTTAGTTAAAAACTGATTGATCGGCTGATTGGCTGCATTAGCTGCCTGTTGCTGTGCTGCCTGTTGCAATGCCTGCTGTATAGCCTGTGCGCGAGTATATTCTTCGTTCTGTATGGTCAGCACATAGGTGCCGTACCCATTACCGTTGAAACTAGGACTTTTGAATTGATAGTCCTGTATAGGTGTAGCTAAGGCAATTGGGCAGATAGACATGCCCAATGCTAGTATTTTATATTTTTTTATCACAATCTAGCTCCTACTTATATTTAAACAGTAGGTGTATTATGATAATATAGTCATAGAAATAGGGCCCTCGAGCCCTATTTTATGCTAACAACAGATTACTTCTTTTCTGCTTTTTTTACTTCTTTTTTAGCAGGTTCTGCTTTTTTCGTTGCTTTTTTCACTGCTTTTTTAGCTACTACAACAGGTTTGGCTGTTGCTGGTTTTGCTGTTTCTGCGGCTGTTGCGGTTAATGCAAATAATGCTAATGCTAGGGTTACTAAGTATTTCATGTTTTCTCCTTGATTAAAAGTGTACTACTGTTCCAACGATAAATGCCTGCGCTACAGTGTTGATTCCTGGCGCGCTGACTGCTGTGCTGCCTACATTGTCTCCGTACCAAACTGGAGCATAGGTAGCATAATAACCTTCTTTTACATAGTTATACTGTGCATATAAATCAGTACGTTTGCTCAATGCATAGTGCACCTGAGCGTTGTACAAGCTGGTGCTACCGCTATTGTGTACATAGTTTGCACCAAATTTTACTCTTTCGGTGGCTTGATAACCTAGACCCAAAGAACCAGTGTTGACCTTGGCGTACGGATATGCGCCGGTAAACTGTTGCACTTTGCTAGAACTGGTAAACATAGCACCAATGCTGTAGCGTCCGTATTTGTATGAAGCACCTAATAGGTACTCGTTGCCACCATAGACATTAGTATAGTATGGCACATACCCGTTGAGGGTGATAGTAGGCAATGTATAACCTGAGGGAACAGGGGTGAATACTCCGTAACCTGCGGTTAATTTTAGATCTTTAACGGGTTCTACACGCAGATATCCGTCGGCCATACTACCCGATAACAATCCGTTGCCATATTGGTCCGGTACATTGCCCGATGAATAGGTAAACCCACCAGTAACACGACCGCTGAATAATCTCGGAAGAGTATATTTGATAGCCTGTGTAGGGAAGTAATTACCTGTGCCGCCAGGTATCTGTGTACTAAAGTTCACTGAGTTTCCAGCGACTGGCAGTATCGACCCCTGTGCATCTGCAGCCAGTGAGTCATATACCGTGCCTAATTGCACAGTACCTAAATCTACACTAGAAAGTCCGATATTGGCCTGGCGTCGGAATAGCACATTGTTAACAGTAGTGCCGCCGGCAGTGATATCACCTTCGAGGTTAAATATTGCCCGGTTTCCTTCGCCGAGATCTTCTGAGCCACGGATGCCCCACTCAGATGATTCCATTGAGGAATTAGCAAAGCCTACTCCGCCTAACTGCTTGCCGGCTGAATTGGTAGCGTTAACACCGGCATAACCTGCGTCAATACGACCAAATAATGATACTCCGTCTTGAGCTTGGGCACCTGCACTGACTGCAAGTACTGCCGCTGTTGCGACGATTATTTTTAATAGATATTTCATATTTTCTCCTTATTAAGAATTTAAATTACCTGTTGCTGATTACTGCTGATTTCAAAATTTCTAATTCGTTTCAATATTTCTTCATAGTACGTGTCTAGCTCGCCGCCAAACTGCCCTATAAGGTGCTCCGAAATATCTCTACAGAGTTTATAGTTTTGATCTTTAAAGAAAGCCTGTACAAAGGCTTGGTGAAGTTCTATATATTTATCTAGATGCGCGAATCCATTGATACCTATTTTTTCTGCGGGCACTACACAGTAAGTGGTTATTGGGCCTCGCCCTGGCACTTCAAATGTTTCTAATTCTAACACAGTGTGTGATTTTTTAACCTGTTCTACTATTGTTTGATCCCAGATTATCTGCATTAAACGCTCTCCTTGCCCCAGGAACAACGGTTCCAGGCACGCTCATGCAACACATACATTATCATATTTACTATGGCCCCAGTACCTAGATAGAAAGCGCCAGTTTTCCAATTACCTGAAACTAAAAAAGCGATGAGAAAGTTACTGGCACTGATGACTATACGCCAGGTGATTAATTTTGACCCTGTCCTAGGAAGTCCTTCGTAAAAAAGCAGACCTGTTTCTGCACGTCTGTTCCATTGCATCCAATTCCAAGATCTTTCATGCAACCAATAAAGCACACTGTTGATCAATATAGACCAGCTGGCGATTTCCATGCTTAATTTTACAGATCCTGTTACCGCTAGTGCTGTAATAAAATGACTGATGGTTACGAACACACGCCAGGAAACCAGTTTAGCGATCGTTCTTGATTGTGTTTCTAGAAATTTCATTTTTTACTCCTTTCGAATCTAGGTTTTATGTTCTGATCTCTAAAGATCTTTTGTACTGCCACTGCCTGGCTTACACAATCTTCTAGTGCATTGTGCAGGCCCACTTTATTTTTTTCTCTGGGATCACCATGCACACCAAATAATGTGCGGCTATCTCTGATCTGCCAGAACTGCCAAGGGGTAGGCCATCCCATCTGTCGGTAAAGATTTTCTAATATAGCTATGTCAAAAACCGGACCTTGTGCCCAGATACAGTCCGCACCTACTAAAAATCTATTGAGTTCACGATACATAGTTGCCAGGCTGACTCGATTGTCTGTGCTAAATGCTTCATCTCTGACATCATCGGACTGTTGCATCCACCAGTTAAGCGTATCCTCTTGTACATTACGCCCTAGGGTTGTTTGCTCATCCACGTCTATACGATAGTACAATCCCGGTCCAGGTTCTCGTGTGATATCGTAAGGATCAAACTTGACGCATCCAATAGTCAGTATCACGCAATCAGGCCTAGTTCCGAGACTTTCTAAATCTAACATTACATCAAGAGCCATTTTATTTGTCTTTATCTAGAATTTTACAAGATTCTGCTTCGACTACACGACGACGCAGTCCACTGGAACTAAAACTGTGGTCTCTACCATTGAATACTATCTCTATGCCACGGTTATCACATTCAGCACGTCCAGTAAAATCTGTATGTTCGTATTCTACACCTAGCACACGCACATCAATAGGTAAGATTAACAGTAAGTCGATTAAATCCTGTTCTGTTTGGTAAACCACCACTTCATCAACATATCTACAGGCGCTGAGCTGTATCTGACGTTCTACTATGCTTTGGACGGGCCGATTTTTGGTTTCGGGTCTATCAATAGTAGGATCGGTTTGTAGTCCAGCGATAAGATAATCACAGTGATTTTTAGCTTCGGCTAGCATGGCTATGTGTCCGGCATGTGGGCCTAGATCAAACGCTGAAAATACCACGCCAATTTTCTTTCCCTGCTCTTTGAGTTCTTTGATCTTATTGAATATCATTGATCTGGCTCGATCTTGACTTGTAATGGAAAACCGTGTGTACGGGCCATGAGCGTGACCTCTATCGCTTTCTGTTCAGCTAATTCATAGGGCAGGACAGCTACTACTGCTGAACCTTCTGTATGCACACGCATGGTCATGGCTTCGGCTGCTTCTTCATCGTAATGGAACACGACTTTCAATGTTTCAACAACAAATTCCTGTGTAGTTGTTTCATCGTTGACATAGACGATACGATAGTCAGGGGGTTCAGGAATATTGTTCTTGGGTTCGATCATAGGTTTGATCACTGTTTCTGTTTTGATGTGTGACATAGTTTTCTCTCATTAAAATGGGGAATATCTCTATTCCCCATTAGTATACTACGATATAAACAATATCGCAAGAGTTATACTATCATTTTTGGAAAGTGATAGCGATCTTTTTAGGTTGTTTTTCTTCTGGAATCACATGCTCAAGCGCCACAGCAAGGATACCATTTTTTACTGTAGCACCACGCACTTCCATATCTGGACCTAGAGTAAAGGTACGGACGAAATTGCGATTGCTGATGCCTTTGTGCAGATATTCCAGTTCTGCATCCTTTTTAGCTTGTGTACCTCGAACTGTTAGTACGCTGTCCTTGAGTTCAATATCTAGTTCTTCGTCGGCAAATCCCGACACAGCCACTTCCACTACAAAATGCGTGTCATCCAGCTTGATGATATTGTAGGGAGGATAGTTACCATCAGCAGTCTGGGCAAATGCACGATTCAAATCATCGAACACTCGATCAAACCCGATAGCATGTCTGTGTAGTGTTGGAAGGTCAAAGGTGTGTAATGAAAATTTAGTCATTTGTTTTCTCCTTATATTAAGCAAGTTTTGACTAGTACATGGCCCCACTATTGGGCACCATGTACATATATTTATACACTCTTTTTCAGTCTAGGTCAAGAATTTTGGAGGATTAGTAGAGTTTATCTGGTAAGCGTTGCGAAGCTAGTTTTTTACGCCAGCGATTCTTAGCAGCAGCCTTAGCTTTCTTGCGTGCTGTAGTTGGTTTTTCGTAGAATTCACGTTCTTTGAGATCACGTAATAATCCTGATTCGGCTACACGTTTTTTGAATTTGCGTAGTGCTGTTTTTACTTGATTATCCTGTACTTGTACGCTGTTACCACGCACTTTAACTACATTTTTGTCTCGGTCAATATATGGCATGTGTTTATTTATCGAAATAGTCCTTGGGTTCTAGGAATTTGGCACCCACGCCAAACTCGTGTAAACTAAAATTATACGATCCTATAGGGCGAAAGTCAAAATCAAGTTCGCCAGAATTATTTATCAAAATGGTGTCTACACGATGAAAGTTGCGTTCTAGCCATGCTTGATCCATGCCATTTTCATAGACATAGACGACATAGCATTGATCTAGCCGAGCACAGACATCTGCACAAGTCTGCACCTGTTCTTTAGATGCATTTATTAATAGCACAGTCTCTACTGTGTCAGGAGGGGTAACAAAACTGCTGATCATCGTTCTAAATACCTCTGTATCTGTTCTCTTTCTACATCAGTTAATGTGTCTGCATCGTACCTACCAGCATCGATCTCTGCGATAAGATATTTGATATACATTTCATCGTAGGCATAAACGTCTGTCTGTGATTTGTCAACTTCCATCCATTTAACACCATTGAACTTAAACAGTTTGTTTGGTAAGAAATCTGTTCTTAGATAAACGTCACCCCTAGCAGGTCTGTCAGGAAATGTATTACCAAAATCAGTGTGTGCTGGTTTTGCTGTGATGGTAGGATCATTATCTGCTGTGATAGGTTGACTATAGATACGGCCGCGATTTCTACCAGGAGCAGTTTCGGGCACTGCTCGTGGTCTGACATAATCTCCCGGTCTTTCTTCGGCGTCGTCGGATTCAACCACAGACATAGCTTTGATATGCTCCAGCAAACGATCTGCATCCTCTGCACTTGCTGGTGTAAACACCAGTTCACGTGGTGGGTCTTCAAACAAGTTTTCTTGCTCAACAACTCCGCCCACAGGCGATTCATCTTTTGCAGTTTCCTGTATTTGCACGATTTGATCCTCAGTTAACGGACCATCATCTTGATCGTATTTGGCTTCTACTGGTTCTTCTGGAACCGGATCTAGCTTTTTTTCAGTAGCAGGTTCCAGATCTTGTGATTCATCATTTGCTGTATCCTCCACCAACTGTTGGGCTTCCTGTAGTTCTGATCTAGCCCATTCAAATTGTTTATTAGCGGCTAATATAAGTGTCAATGCCAAAGGATCAAACACAGCTACTATGATTATGATAACCCAGACTACAGCACGTTCCAGTAGATTAGCATCAGGATTATCGCTATAGACTAATTTGGCTATATATTTGATTGGCCCTACATCAGCTTCTGCCTTGCGCGATTCAGCACGTATGGGCGCAGATTGATCATTTAGATCTGATATGATCTGTTGATTATGTTCTATGTCTCGGTTGAGTGCATCGCGATCTCTCCGTTGACTGCGTCTTATACTGTTAGATCGTTCCGCGCCATTTTCTGATGTGCTGCGTGCTAGGACCTGGTCCACTGCAGCATCCATCTGTGCCAGTTGTTTCCTATCACGATTGATAGTGTCTTGTGCAGTCTGTATCTTCTGATCGTAGACAGCTAGTTTAGCACTGACATCACCAGATACTAGGCTTTGATCACTGTGAGCTTTGCTCAAGAAACCAAATATACCGATACTGGTAATTATCATCAACAACAATACCGCTGGCAAAAGATACAGCTTGAATGTTACTCCCAATCGCCGCCAGTTGTTTTTTAACCAAACTGCAGCTGTGACTTTACCAATCTCTAGGCTTAGTCCCATGATCACTATAGGTATAAAGGCACCCGAAAAGATAGCAGCCAACCCAGTTATACTGTAGTAAGCACCGACAGATTCGATCAGCAGTGCTACAAATAAAATAAAGTATCCAAAAAGCATAATAGAGTATTTATAAAAGAATACTCCACTATTTTACTAGTGGAGTCAAGTTAAATCAAGTTATTTGGTTATTTTGCAACAACACTGGTCATATACACTCCGGCATTGGCGCCGGTTGTACTGATTAATTCAACGACCGCGTCCCCAGTAGGGCCATTTAGACCGGCAAATTGATTGCTATTGTTGAAACTGTTAGTAGTGGTTAATCCGTTGACAGTGACTTTAGTGCCACCAATGCCGGGTACTGCGATTACTACACGCTTGCCTGGAATCGGATTTGTTAGCGTGATAGTAAATGCTGTAGTACCATTATTAAGAATAATCATATTCGGGCAAGTGGCAAGATTTAATGTGTAGGCGTTGCTGACTACTGTTGGTGAAGTTACTGTTTCAACAAAACTAGTGGCAGTTGCGTTGCCTGAGACTGTGACACCTGACGTGGCACTGACTGACATGGTGTTAGCAATAACATTTGATCCAATGGGCATGGTCCAAAATTCTAGATGTCCGCCACGGTTAGTCTGAGTTTGGTTTTCATCTGCTATAAAACGTATCTGACCTATGCCAGTAGCAGGCCATCCACCGGTTGGGTAACCAGTAGCAGCAATACGCAATACTTCGTCGCCGGCTAGAACCTGTGTTGGATTAGCAATAGTACCATTGAATCTACGACCAACTAATATCGAATACTGTTGGTTAGAATCAATATACATCTTGCCGGATGTGACACCATCATCTCGGCCTGTCAGGTGCAATAACACGCCCGATAACACCGGAGGTTGGCTTAAACCTTGAGTATTACCAGTGACTTCGATGCCGCCGGTATACATGCTGTTGGTAGTAACAATATATGTAGCATCACCAGTCTGTCGAGTATTTCCTGTGATAGTAATATTGCCATTAAAAGTTGTTGGGCCATTATTAACAGCAGAGCCGTTAGTGATCATATTTCCATTATAGGTTACATTACCAGTACTAAGGAAAGTTCCGGTACGAGTCATGTTACCTGCGAATACAGTATCACCGTTAAATATGCTATGCCCATTATTGACAGCATTACCGGTAACTGTTAAATTACCAACTTCGGTAACATTGCCTATAAAATAACTGGGACCATTGATTGTTAGATTACCGTTGGCCGTTAAATTTCCAGTATGAGTTGTATCCCCAACGAATCTTACTGTGCCGTTAAATGTGGAATTACCATTGGCAGTAATGTTGCCAACAAATATGCTATCACCAGTACTAATTCGTGTACCAACGCTGACAATAGGACCAATGAACGTGCTGGTTCCAACGAATGTTACATTACCGTTGTTGGTTAAACTGCTGTTGATCATCATATTGCCGGTATTATCAACAGACATAATCGGTGTTTTGCCATAACTAAATGCATCACCATTGGTCGAGAATAATCGTAAGTTCCCAATGATGTTAACATTACCAGTACCGTTAGAAATAATACCTAGGTCTTCATTGGGGTTTACTGTACTGATGTTTGCCTGAACAATACTTAGGTCGCCAATGCTCAGTGGTAAGCCTGCAGTGTTGATTGTTAACGTGCCGTCGGCAGCAACATTTGCGCCCGGTCCGGCTTTGATAGCGCCTGCTACTGTTGAGGTCGCGATAACAAGATTAACAAAATGACCACCGGGGGTAGTGCCATCACTGACATGTAATTGTCCAGTGGTTTCGTCGTAGAATAAATCGCCAGGCTGGCCGACATACTCTTGAGCGGTTACACTGTTTACTCGTGCAGCACGGAACTTGCGTATAGACATCTAATATCTAGTCCTCGACGTCGTTGTCTGAAGCGGCCAATTGAACCAGCACAGGAAAACCTGCGTTATGGCGCATGATATCAAGTTCATCATCCTCTAACTGCTCTGGCTCATTGTCATAGTGGTCGGGGTTGGGATATTCTGTGTTGATCTCGCCCATGTCAAACGCATTTTCTAAGCCGGCCACTTTTTTCAACAGTTCTAGTTTCTGTTGCAGTGGACTGACCATGCTCTGTACGTTTACCTGCGCACGATCTTCGATATCTTCGGCATCTTGAGCGGGTTCTTGATCTACTTCTACTTCTGCTGTCTGATCCTGTTGTCCATCAATGACATCAGCTAATCGACGTAAAATTTCACTTGCTCGCATGTGTTATTCCTTGTTAACCGTTGGTGTAGATATTACCCACACCGCCTCCTGCTACTGCTGTGGCAGTGCCGCTGGCAGCAACATTACCTACTTGTACTACTGTTATAGCTGCTGTAGCGCCACCTACCGGTAACAGACTCAGGGTCTTGCCCAGCCCTTCCATGTTTATATCGTTCTTTCTATTGGGCACTACCAGTATAGGGTCGGTGGAAACAGCTACTCCGCCTACGTTAGCGTAACAGGCCACATTAGCCATTACAGTCACTTTAGTACTGTTGACGGGAGGTGTTGTTACTGCTGTGGCAGAGTTAAATGTATATGTGTATGGCATCATTCTATCCTTTTATACACTATTTAGTTAAAATCCTGCGGCTTTTAATCTTTGGGCCAGCTGGTCCAGCGCACTACTGATGGTATAGACATTACTGGTCCAGTTTTGATAATTGCCCATGGTATAGTTTATATTTCCGTAGGCTGTAAGATTTGTAGTGATTATGTTGGCTACCACAGCGGCAGCATTGGCCAGTACCTCGATCGCTGGCTGTGCGCCTGCGCTTTCTGTATCGAAAGTGATATATGCACGTGTTTGCCCGGTTCCTGGTGCCCCATCTCCGCGATAAAGACCTATGGTACTGTGTTTAATAGAACTGTTATTGGTCTGTCCCATGCTGGTACCATCCCACCAATCATAGGTCATAACTGCTGTGTTACTGTAGCCCGATCCGTTGCTGAAATTAATACCTAAATTACCAGTGTTGTAAGACTGTAGATTACCGATATCAACCCAGTACGCTGGATTTGAGCTGTCGAAACCTGTAAGACTCTGCATGTGTATCTTACCGTTGGCATTGAGATTAATACCACCAGTGTTGTCAACAGAGCTGATAGTATCGCCTGAAAATGTTATATTTCCAGTGGGACTAACTGATGTTATGTACTGTGCGCCGTTACTCCAGAAAAATCCAGTGGTGGCATAGACTGCACTGTTAGCCGATATATTACCACTAGTAATGTTACCCAAGACAGATATTGGTCCTACTGTTAATGTGGTCAATATATTAGCCACTGTTGAATCTATCTGTGTTATAGTCGAGCTATTGTTGGCAATGTGTAGGTTAGCTGCTGCAACATTAGCGTTTATGCTGTTAATTTCACTAGCAACATTAGCTAGATTGCTGTCGATAACAGCTAGCTGTGTGTTGACGTAACTGACCACTGCTGTGTTAGCAGTAACTATAGCAAGATTAGCAGCAGTGACATTAGCTGTCATAGCAAGATTTAGCGTATCGGCATATCCGGTCGCATAGACGTTTGCTGCTGTAACATTAGCAGATACATTGGCTATAAGATTGCCCAATGCCAGTTCATTGGCATTGTTAGTCTGTATGTCTGTGTACAGTACCGCGGCATTGGCATGCCAAGCGACATCTATTGAATAGGCATAGCTGTTGGCAGAAACTATATTATTGTTTAATGCTGTGATATCATTGTTTAGGACGACAATATTGGCATCTACAGCAGATATCTCTGTGTTGACATAACTGACTACTGCTGTGTTAGCGGTAACTATAGCAAGGTTAGCAGCTGCGACGTTAGCTGCCATCTGCTGATTTAAATCCTCAACATGCGCTAACATACCTATGTTAGCAGAGATAATACTGGTGTTAGCACCTGCTACATTAGCAGATACCTGTTGTATCAGCAAGGTATTGTCCTGTATCTGTTGATACTGTACAGCGGCATTGGACTGCCAAGCCGTGTCCACTGTCTGTATAGCAACGTTAGCAGCAGATATGTTAGCGCCTAAACTGGCGATTTCTGTTTCCTGTACGCTGGCATTGGCAAATAGTGTGGTTATATTGTTCACAGCACCATTGACGTTGTTTATGGTGTTGTTTAATTCTGTGTATAGGTTAGCTAGATTGCTGTTGGTACTGGCGATTTCTGTAGTATAAGTAGACAGTGTCGAATTAATAGTGCTGATGTCTGACGTCTGTGTGGCTAGATTAGAATTGATAGCAGTTATTTCTACTGTTATGTTACCAACATTAGCATCTAGTGTTGACACTTGTGAGGTCAATGCAGCTAGATTACTGTTAGCTATGTTAGCAGCAATAGATTCAACATAGGCGTTGCCTGCTGTGACCGCGGCATCAACATAAGCGACATTGGCCGCACCTGCTACATCATTGACTGTTAATACTACATTACCTGTCCGTCCAGCAACAGAATTAACTGGGCTGTTAATGATGACGTTAGCGTTACCAGCAGCTATGTTGGCAAAGTTTTCATCAATTATCTGGAAGGCTGTGCGTAAAGGGGTACCTGTGCCATCGTTGGCTGCGTTACCCAAAAATACATAAGAAAAGTCGCTCATAAGTATACCCTGATATAGAGTATTTATCAGCGACTGGGTTTATATGTTCTGAGTCAGATATTGTTCGTACAGCGCACGACTAGCAAGGTTCTTGCCTTTTGACTCACACATGATATCATGCGTGTCTAAGAATGTCAGGGCCCAGTCATTGACTGCACGATTCCAATAAAAATCACTGTGTGCACGTAGATGTGCTTTTTTAGTACCTTCAGTTAAAAGCCGGCTGTAGTCAGGTAAGACATGTGTATCATGTGCGAGTAGCACATCTTCGCGACTGACAGAGTAATGTAGGACAGGACGCAGGCCTCGCCAACTGTCAACAACACGCCTAACCCGAACGTCATCTACCCGGATATATTCTCCCTCTCGAACCCAATGATGATGAATGTCAAGAACGATAGGTACAACATCACTGATAGACAAGCAGTCATCTAACCCCCATGCATTTTCTTCGTTTTCGATGGTGATACAGTTACGTGCTTCGGTGCTGAGTCTAGACAGCACACGCCTTATGCCTTCTGGACCTTGCCTGCCCGCGATATGCACGTTAATCTTGAAATCTTGGAAAGTACGGCCATAGCCCATCCAACGAGCCATGTCAGCATGATATTCGAACTCTTCTATGGATCTACGGACTATGTCTGGATTATCACTAGATAAGACCGTGAATTGTCCTGGATGGAAAGACAAGCGTACACCGCGATCTCTAGCAACAGCACCAACCTCAGCAAAATGCCGTTCACAGTAGTCACGCACTGCATGACCTTTCCAGAAATAACTCCAGCTAGGCTCAGTGTAAACAGGCAGTATATCACTGCTGATGCGTACCATGCGTAGTTGCTCATCTAGATCTCCCACTCGTTTGACCAGTTGTCTAGTGGCTTCTATGTTCTGCACCATCAGGTCCCAGAGCTTTTGTTCAGCAGTCGCACGAGTCTGGCGATTTAACCAAGCTACGGTAGTCGATCCAGTGTTGTATCGCTTGCAATCATCTTTGGGTTTGATGCCATTGACCTGTTCGGGTCTGTCGATTATCTTGCAAGCAAAACCTATACGCTTAATATTGTCCATTTAGTTGTGCCCAGGTTAACCATTGTTTAAAAGCACTATACACTGCCTGTGCCTCCTTGTCATCCTGAGGTACCGGTTGACCGCGCACAAAGAATCCTTTAGGCGATACAGTCAGCATATCTTCCCCGGCACAGTAAAGTGTGATCATTGGATTTGAGCTAACATCAATAGATTGACGAGTCGTTTTTTCTATGTTTAGATCTACGCTTGTAGGCACGCTGATTCTCCTCTATGTGTGGTCTGCGGAATGGGCTATCGCGCTCAAATAGTGCGCGATGTGCTCGTGTTTTGTGCAGTTTGATTTTAGCTTTTTTCATCATATTACTATTATATAATATGATGAATTTCGGGTCAACTAGTGTATAGTCGGGGGTTCAATGGCATCAGGATCATCAACACCGTACATCTTTAATATCTTAAAGACTACATCGGGCACTTCTACTGTTGCATCCTCGGGAAGGTAACAGGCTTTGAGTTCGCCGGCACTGGTGATGATAAATCCAAAATCTTCTGGGCCTAGATCGGTTTCAAATTGTTCTTCTACTGTGATTTCTTGTTCTTTTGTTGACTTGCTCATTATTAGCCCTCTCTAGTTGTTTAATATATTTAACTGCATATCGTTCTAATTTTAACATAATCTTCCGATCGTGTCTAAAATATCTACGATAAAATCGATAATTAACTGTTTTAGCCAAATCCTTACCTAGCACAACTACCTCAGTAGCGACGTTAAAACTATAGGCTAATATTTCATCTTCACAACCTAGATAATCTTGCATGCTTTCTCGATATCTAAGATTTTCTTTACCTCTATATCCACGGCCGTGGCGATAGCCTCTGCGTCTACAGTGATAGAGATGTATATATTCGTGCGCAATCACGTCCGAGATATGATAGGCTAGTGTGCTCCAATCATAATATTTGATATCTATTTTTTTTCTTGCCAATGGATAATCAAAGTAGATATGCAGGCACGGTTCACCATCCTCGTCCTCGTACGGGCGATATTCGCCAAATATGCCAATGGTATTTCTATCTATATCGGGATTGATACGTGTATGGAAGCGGAGTCTAGGATCTACAAATTGTCTACGTAATAATCTAGTAAATTGATCAGGTGTAAATTTTTTCTGTGAATGATGCACTGGCACGGTCTGCAACCGTGCCAGACAGGCATAAAAGAAATCACTGATCGGTGCTGGCATAGAATATGTGACCACCAGTTTTAGCTATACGATGCATGTGCCGAGCCCACTGTGGGTGTATATGGATGCTATGGAAGTACATGGCGTCTGCATATTTTTTGCGATAATCTATATATCCATCAGCTAATAATTCTCTTGCTATGCGCTGACTTTCTATCCAACGAGCATCATCTATCTGAGGTTTGCGTACATGCATACAAGTCCAGCTGAATTGACAGACTGCTACTTTTTTTACTGTTCGTTGTTGTACCTGTTGTGCATGGGTAATTCCAAACCAACCAGTGTTAATCATCACTGTCTTGACAATAGTGTGTGCTGCATAAAAGGCCATATGTTGATGTACCACCTGGCAAATCGTGTTAGCATAACGATCGTCTTTAACACGATTAATAGTAACTATGCCAACTGCTACTTTACCTTCTTCGCTTTCGTTAGCAGCTTCGTAATAGATATTGCGTGCTAGGCAGTCAACATCTTTATTGTTCCAAGCAAAGTCAACCCAGGGTTCGCTGATTGATACTAATAGATTACCAACAGGATCCGTATCCTGTGATTGTACTGATTGTGAGTCAGCTATTTCCGGCTGTCCCGATTCGGCATGACCGAGTTGTGTTACGGTCAGGGCGAACAATACTGCAATGATTTTCATCATTCTCATACTTCGTCCTCCTTTTTAAAAGCGTAGTCTATTTAATCACTTAGATTACGACTTATAATAATACATTAGTCAGAAAAAATCAAGTTAAATAGCGATTTTTACCGTTAAAACCCTACTTATTATGGGTTATATATGTAGTTATTGGTATATTCTGGTTCTGGCTTTGGCGTAAAAGAGCAGAGGGATTGGGATCATTATAGTTAGTTACGCCTTTAGATGATAAGATGTTATTATTAATTTTCTCAGCGACAGTAGCTCTTAGAACATCTCCGGAAGCATCATTGGTTTCAACGTTGGCAAAAAATTGATAAGTTAAAGTCTGCGTTTTATCTGATGCTAGAGTGCCATACCGTTGTGCCAGAGATTTTAGTTGCGCATAATTTCCTGAGTTAAAGGATATGCCGGCACGCGAAATATTAGAAACTTCAGCAGATAGAGAATTTAATATATTATAGTAGGCCTGCTCGCTGGCATAAAACGCCGAGGTGTTGGCCAAACTATTTAATGTTGAGTTAACATTTGCCACTGATGTCTGTATATCTGTGATGGTAGTAGCGCCGCCATTGACATAATCTACTACTTTAGCATCGAGATCTGCTACTGCTGAATATAATGGTCCTTCGCTGGCGGCATATTGACTGTTGATAACAGTGAGATCTTGTGTATACGGGATACCTGCCACGCTGCCAATGATGTCTGACAGGACGATGTTTTTAAATGGACCTGATCCTGAGCCAAACTGATTATAGACTTCGGCTACTACAGCACTGGATACTGCAGCAGTATTGGCTGTAGTAGAAGTATAATTTAGTGCCGGAATCTCTAGATTGTTTAGCACAGTAGCGAGATCTTGCCAAGATGTATAATATCCTGTGCCTACTTTAGATTGTATAAACTTAGACAAATCTGTCAAGGTCGCGATTCCTGCAGAAGACAAGCTGGCGATGTCTGCAGGATATAAAACTTTATCGATGTCTAAGAAATCATTTAATGTAGATATGGTGTTGGAATTGGGTACCGTTACATTAGTAGCCGACTGTATGCTAGCTAGATCATTACCGACAATCTGGCTATATATATTAGTAACTACATTGGCACTAGTTCCAGTTACAGTTACAGTAACCGTAGTTGATTGTATAGCAGGTAAAGAGATATTACCAATAGCACTAGGTAATGTAGTATTAACTATACTCTGGGTAGTACTAGTTGAATTCAACGGTACTTGAGGTAAGTTGTTTATGTTTAATCCTGCTGAGGATAAATTCGCAGACAAATTTCCGTATGCACCTAATCCTTGGTTTAGAAGATTTTGGCCAAATACATAAGGATCAGCGAATGTTCCGATATTTTTTATGTCATACATGGTGCCAAACTTTGACACTACGTTTGCGATAACAGGAGCAAGGGCTCCCAATCCGGCGGTTGCTAGGTCCAACGGACCTGTATAGCCCACACCTGACTGCCCATAAGTTCTATTATCTAATAGGGTAACACTACTGATAGTATCAAAATTTCCTCCAGCATAAGCGTAGGCAGTTTGAAATATATTGGCAAACTCCTGTAGCCCGTATGCGAAATAAGACTCTGCTTGATTTTTTAATGTATAGGTAAAACTAGCAGAACTAGGAACAGGAGTGTAGGTTACTGTTTCTACAAAAGTGACAGGGTTTATATAGACATTTGGTTGTTCGAGATAATAATAGACATTAGCAGTTGCGCTAGGGCTAATGTTGCTGGGGTAAAGATCTAATAGCCATTGCCCTTGTGCGGCATTACCAATATTTGATAATACCGGTACTAGATTAGCAGCTACATTAGGATTAGTGTTGCTAACTGTAGCAGAGATATTAGCTATCAATGTTACCGTAGGCTGTGCATGGAATGTGGCGATCTCTGCTAGTAGATTAGCGGAGGTAGCTAGTCCTTGACCATTGATGATAGTGTTGAACGACTGTAGATCTAATGCTGTGGCCACAGTATATCCTTAGAAAGTGACCAGTACCGTCGGCGCCCCGGCAAATTCGACTACGTGTTCGAAACAGTTAAGAGCTGCCCCAATCGGCGCAATAGGACGTCCTTCGACTAGAATGTTAGGTATGCCAATGATCACTGCTGCACTAGCACAAACAGGATTATATCCCGGTGCACTAGGATTTTCACAATTTCCGTGCGGGGCAGCAAAAGTACCTACTGTGGCCACTGGGCGACCTTCAGCAAATACTGTTGTCGCAGCACCCAAAGGTGTAAGAGGCCCAGGACCCGGAGGCTCAAACGGATTTACGAAAACCGAAACTACATCTCCTACACAGGCTATGGGTGTTGGCATATTATCGTCCTAAGTCAGTGACCGTCTCAATACCAGTGGTTGTGCGTATATAATGATTCTGTAGATCTTTCACTGATGGTGCATGCAGGATAACATGTATCTTCTGCAGGGTCATATCAGTATTTACCTCAGCGGAAAACAGGCTCTGCATAAGCCCAAGACCACGCTCGCTGGGAATGATAGTACAGGGTTTGCTGACAACAAACGCATCTGTACGTTCTTCTACTATTTTTGCAACGATCTCATCACCGTTGCTGATCTTGAAGGAGACGATGTCTCCGGTACTGTAACCTTTATTGATTAACATACACTATCCTTTTAAGTTATTCCAAAAATCTTGATTCTGACGTGCTAGTCCTGTGTAACCACCTTCTACTAGTAGTTTTCCATCCTGATAGATCTGCGGTACTGCTCTATGTCCTTCACTGACGATAAAATCTCTAGCACCTGGTGATTCTTCGATGTTGATTTCTTTGAATTCTACACCTTTAAGCTTCAGTAGATTTTTTGCCTGCACGCAATAAGGGCAGTTGTTTTTGCTGTATACTGTTATCATTCATACTCCTTTATAGTATTTTATCTTTTTTTAATCTAGAGAAAAACAAATCCATCCAATATTTGTAGCCATACATAGAGGGGTGGAAATTATCTTTGCTCAGGGTACCCTTAAATTTTGAAGATTCGTATAATGCTCGATCTTCATCAAATATCCAATTAGAAAAATCAATTTGGTCTATTAGATATTGATGTTCAGGATACCTAGAAACTCCATATTCGCAGGTATTCTCAACCATGACATTGGGATCTGATTTAAACTGATTGATCATAGAAGTAAAATAAAAAGGTATATTTAATGATCTTAGATATCCTTGTATTTTAACTATTTCTATTAGACTATTATAGTGTAATTCTTTATGGTCGATAAACTTGTGTATTCCAGAAAATAACAGATTAGAGAATTGGTGTTTGTGATGATCCCACCCCCCTATACCTCCGGTAAAAATGTAAGGAACTGAATTGATATAACCCTTTGGCATCCAATCTAAGAAAAGATTATCTGATGTCACAGGAACATCATAGCGACTAAATCCAGACCAACTAACATATACAACATCAAATTGTTGTTTAATAGTTTCAACTAATACCGAATCTGCAATAAAGCGGTTACCAGCAGCAGGGTAAGCTACATTCGCCACATCATGCCCAGGATAATGTATATCTATTATCGCAGATAATTCAGATGCAAAGCTGCACCCAGCGACTAAAATTTTCATCCGATCAATTATAATTCCGGTAATTGATCATAATCAACTGTGTCGCTCATAACACCAATGACATATGATGTTGATTCTGATTCCTGTAGTGCTGTCTGTTTCTTGCTAGTGTCTGTGTGTTTATTAAACCAGGGAATCGGGGTAGTCTTGGGTGCAGACTGCTGGTATTTAATACCTATCTCTTTTAGTGCGTTTACGGCAGTATAATCAACAAAATCACGCAGAATATTAGCATTAAGACCTATAACTGGTCCTTTCTTGAACAGATAATCTGCCCAGGCCTTTTCTTCGCGTATCACATCTGTATATAGCGCATATACTTCTGCTTCACATTCAGATTTGATCGCACTAAATCTTGCGTCTTCCTTGACCACTTGATTGATCAAGTATGCAGTCCAACCTTTGTGTAGTAATTCGTCTTGCAATATCAAGCTGATGATGTTACCGTTGCCCATGAAGATACGATTTTCTACCATGGCTAAACTTGTAGCAAATGATACCATGAAACGGAAAGCCTCTAGTGCATAGCTAGCGTGTAACGCCATCCATATAGCACGTACATATTCTTTTTCTGCGATCTGTTCTCCTGTTTCTTTCCTACAGTTCAACTGGTGCAGTGCATCATAATAGTTACCTACACTAGCAGCCATGGCAACAATTTCTTCAGTGTCGTGGATAGTATTGAAAATATCTTTGGGCACATTATAGATGTTACGGATAATGTGACTATAGCTGCGGCTGTGGATATTTGTTTCGAAGAAAGTCCAGTTATAGACCAGTGCTTCTAATTCAGGCAAGCTGATCACAGGAGTAAACACCTGGCTAGGGCCACGACCTTGTAAACTATCTAGTGCAGTCTGGCGTAGTAGGTTACTGGTAAAAATATGTTTTACAGCATCGCTAGCATCTTTAAAATCCTGTGCATCTTTGGTCAATGAGATTTCTTCAGGCACCCAAAAGAATCCTCTAGCAGTCTTTTCAAAGTCTGCGATCTTATTATACTTTACTTCTTCGAATCTCTGGATAGTCACCGGACCTGCGGGATCTAGAAACATCTTGCGATTTAGATAATCTGTTTTTGTTTTTAAATTATATTGTTGTTTGCTCATAGCTTACAGGCCTCACAGTCCTCTTGATCGTCGAAGTCTATTGTCTCTAATGGCTTATCTTTTGAGATAATATCTAAATCAGCTTTAACACCTTGTTTATCAATGAGACTATAATAAAAGGTCTTTAATCCCCAGAGCTGTGCCTGCATCAAGTTTTTAGCGATCAGTGTAGTTGGTACCTTACGATCTGGAAAATGTCTCGGCGAATAAAAAGTATTAGTACTTATGCTCTGATCGACATAGGCAGCAAGAACAGCAGCTGTTTTCAAATAACCGGCACAGTCCTTTTGGTCCCACATCAGCTGATATCGATTTTTTAGCTTATGGTATTCAGGAACTACCTGTACTAGGCTACCAGCTTTAGATTCTTTCACTGAGATCAACTGCATGGGCATTTCGATTCCATTGGTGCTGTTGATAACCACCGATGAGCTTTCCACTGGTGCTACGGCCATCTGTGTAGCATTACGCACACCATACTGTTTCATCTGTGTTCTTAAAGTCTCCCAATCTAATTCAGGAGAGAAATCAGCTAGTTCATTGACGCCTGCAGCTCTTAATTCCCAAGGGAATTGTCCTTGCCCATAGCGTGTCTTGCTGCTATCCGCACAAGCGCCACGTTCGCGGGCTAATTCAACTGATGCTTCAGTGAGATAGTATGCCTGATGTTCCATCCAGCTTTTAACTTCTTGTAGTGCATCTTTATCGCCGTAACGGAGATTACGTTTGGCATGCCAGTAGGCTAGATTAGTTACACCGATACCCAAGGGGCGGATCTCATCATTGCTGAGTTTCGACTGTATGCTCAAGAAATCCTGATAGTCTAGGATGTTGTTAAGACTGCGATGCAGTATACGGCACGCACGACGCATGTCTTCAGGGTTACGGAAGGCTCCCCAGTTGATGCTTCCCAGTGTGCAGAGTGCCACTCTCCCCTCGGCTTCATCGATTTCATAGTATTCGTATTCGTCGTCTAACTCTTCGGGCAACTGGTCGATTACTTCGTAGTAAGTCACTTGCTGATTCATTTAATATCCTTGTAGAGTGATTCTACTTTTTCTACTGCTTCGGGCGTTATTTCTTCATCAATGCCTTCACGCATACCCGCGAGTTTAACGATTAAAGCACGACCTTGGATGATGTTGATATCTTGACGCTGGCGAACTAAGTGTTCAAATGCTTCAGTAGCGTCACTACGACCTTCAAACGGGCCCGCTATGATTAAACCATCGTCGTCTGTAATGTAAAAGTCAATCGATTCAATCTTGCTAATCTGTGATTGTAGTTTGCGACGGCGGTCGTATTCTGCCATACCTTCATCTACTTTTAACATTTTCTTTGAGTGTGCTACTTGCGAAGCGAGTGCCTTTTTAGCATCTTCTTCGGAGTTGTGTAGCGTAGTGTGCACCACTTTATCGCCGTGCTTTACTACTACTTGATGTCTTCCGCCTGGATGAGGGACGATAGAATGGCTGATTCCGCCGACATCGACGCTCTTGCTTATTTTACCTTCTACGATGTCTATCATTTCTCTTAATGTTTTCATAATGTTCTACCTTGTTTGTATGTTGTGTTCTCTTTCAAGAACTTTTCTAAATCTTCAGCGTTAAGTTTAACATTCTTAACACCGTTTGTCACCCATCTATGACTCGAGGTCGCAGAGGATAGTTGCTTACGCTGTTCTTCACTTCTGTAGTAAGGGTCATACTTTACTTCCGCTAATCCCGCCTTACTCAGTTTAGCATTTACTTCTTCTAACAGTTCTGTTCTGCCGTTAGTAAATCTCTGCTTCATAATCATAACACTAACATTTAACTCCTGCTTGAGAGCATCATCCATTTCTTTACGCAGAATGTAGTCACCGCTCTTGTTATTCTCAATCGCATACTTTACTACAGCATCTACTATCATCTGTTTAGTAATATCGGGTTTAGCACGACTATTTTTCATATCCGATTGTAGCATTGACCTACGATTACTTAAATCTTTCATTTCCTCTTCCGAATACTTCTCAGTAGTATTACCACCATCTCCGCCGTGCGTCATATTGTAGCCGTTCTTAAATGTATCGAACTGCTTAACATAATAACGCTCTTTACGCTTAGCCGCTTGTTTAGTAGTAGTTTCGCATAACTGTTCAGATACTATGTTCTCTACACCATATTTACGAATAGCACGATGGAAGTGTCTTTCTGACCCTTCTAATGCTCCTTCAATATGTTCTTCTAACCGTTCTATCATAGTCTTCTTAGTGTAGCCTACATACTTCTTACCGTTAAGTATATGACAATAAACAATGTATTTCATATTATTCTCCTACACTTATTTATGACTGAAATACTATTACCTACTATTTTATCTTCCTTATTGATACTATGTCGTTCGATTTATTCGCCATAAACTTCTCAACATCTGTCTTCTTAACTCTGATTAGTTTTCTTTCGGGGTCAAGTTTCTTAAACGGCTTGGTCGGAAGCAAAATCTCCAGGCACAAGTTTGACTGATAGATTGTGTGATACTCAGGATCAAAGGGTCCTTGGTTCATGACATTGTCAATGAACACTAAGTAGATCCTTCCAGTGTCTGTGCGTTCTTTTAAAATGCCACCTTTGAATACATCTTCTGCATTCATGGTCTTTTTACGCAGGCCTTTTTGTCGTTCGTATTTTACATACAGCTCTTCAAACTTTTTAGTATCTCGATAGAATGCTTCGTATAAGTCTGGCACTTCATTGGGATCAAAGAAAGTGATATCTTCTTTGTTTTTAAATCTGCGCCAGAAGAATGAACTTAGGACAACACCATAGTCCATGTGGCGTACACGGGTTTCTTCTGTGCCTTGATTGTTCTTAAGCACGATCAGATCATCAAACTGATGGTGCCAGATGGGATAAAACACAGTAGCACTAGCGTTACGGATACCACCTTGGCTACAACTACGCAGGTCACCAAACCATTTCTTCAGGAAAGGTATCATGCCCGTGTGCATGATTTCGCCGCCACGGATAGGTGCACCTAATGGACGCAACCGACCAATCTCTAGGCCAATGCCAGCACGTTTGCTGGCGTACTTAGCCATCATCTCACCTGATGCAAAGATGCTGTCAAGGTCATCATCGCTACGGATAAGCACGCATGAACTAAACTGTTTAGTGGGGGTGCCTAGACCTGCTAGCACAGGAGTAGCGAGAGTAAACAAGCCATCACTGGCTGCATTGTAGTATTCCTTTATATAACGCATGCGAGCACTATTAGGTTCTTCTTTATGGAACACTGTAGCAGCGGCAACCATATAACGGATCTGCGGAGTTTCGTAGATCTCTTTGGTAGCTCGATTGCGCACCAGATATTTTTCGATCAACTGTTCGATAGCTGCGTAACTGTACTGTTCATCTTTTTCGTGATCCAGCATGTCGTTCATGCGATTCCAATCGTCTTTGGTATACCACTCTAGCAATTCAGGAGTGTATAATCCTAAACCAACATTCTTTTTCACGATCTCATAGATATGTGGAACTTCATAATCACCATAGACATCTTTGCGCAACATGCTTAGGCGTTGTTTACCTGCTACATATTGATAATTTGTGTGTCCTACATCTGGATTGTGTTCTGCATCGATTAGATCTACTATAGCACGCAGAGTGATCTCGTCGATCTCTCTTGTGGTGATGCCATCATAAAAATGAGGTTGACTCTTGATCTCTATCATCGACTGACTGACGTCTGCGATGCCCTGGCAAACTTTTGTAACCTGTGCTTGCCATTTTTCTACTGCCAATGGCTCTCTACGGCCACTTCTTTTAGTAACGTAAATATTTGACATTGATATACTCTTATAAATCTTCTAGTTTTAAATCTTCTTGGGGAAAGATGCGAATTAATTTATGTGTTTCATTGAACTGCTTACTATTTAAGATCTCACCATCCGTCATATTAAGTATATATTTTCCTTGATCGATCCAAGCTAAATTATACTGGTGTCTTGTGCTGTGGTCCTGATAGATCCGCATCTCTATAGATAAATCTCTGTGGTGATCTGTTAAAGCAATAGTATATATGATCGCTAGACATTTTGCAATATCACAGTAATAATTATCTGAGATCAGCGTCCAAGGATCGGGCCAATTTTCATGATCTTTTAAGTCTAGGTAATAAGGACTAAAAGGTGCTCGACTCCACAGGATCGCAGTCAATTCTAAGGCTTTTTCCAGTGGTTTTGAGTCTAAATCAGAGCGAAAACGTCTCCATTCGGCTAGTCTTTCTTCCGTGGGTAACTTGAACATTCGTGTTATACTAAATTAGTGATAGTATATAAAATAGTAGTCGGACTTATAGTTGTATAATTTATATCAACTTGAGTGGTGTTGGCAGTTAAATTAAATACTACGTCTGTAGGACCAGTTTCAGTATAGTCTTCTTCGTATGATACTGTTGAAGTTACACCGTTAAACGAAGACCTAATTGTACCTGATCTAAAGGAAGTTCCTTGAGACAAAGTATAGCTAAAGACCGATGCATTAGAACTAAAATTATCCACAGTGCCAGTGCTACTAATGGGTAAAAATTTACTAACAGGAGTTGGTATAGAAGATGTTATGGCAGTAACATTACTTTCAACATTAGATACCAGCAGTGATAGATTCGCGATAGCAGAATTAGTGCCGTTAGTAAAATTCAACACACTAAATTCTGTTAAAATCTCAGTATGACCTAATACCGGTGCACCTTCTTGCAGAGTTCCATTACCGATATATAATCTACGTGTGTCTTGGCTCCACCCAAATTCGCCACCTGCTAGTTGCGGTAGATCCTGTTCTAATCCTCTGCGTACCTGTATCTGACTTATCTGCACTATGGCCATATCTACTTCCTGTGTTCTTCTTATTATTTAGTTTGTGAGATAGTATAGCTCGACACGTTTTAACCAAGCATCGTGATATTTTTTAAAATCTGCTCCTTCCAGCACGAATTCTTGGTAAGCAGGTGTTTCGTAGACGCCGGCGGAGATCTCTTTAGGCTGTGCACACATCAGTATCACACCATCTTTAATGTCTGTACCATGCATGTTATTATGTGCTGCTGAATAGGCGCAGAGTTGCAGGAAATAATCTTCGATCCATTCGCGCTTTTTAGGTCGGTTGGTTTGTTTAAAATCTAGTATCGCTGGGCGACCTCTCCAGATACCTACACAGTCTGTAGTGCCTGCATATAATCCACTATAATAAACCGGTATTTCTACGCCCCAGAATTCATCTACATGCGTTAGTCCTTCGAGAATAACCTGTGCTGCCATAAACCAGCTGGGGTGTGCATAAGGATTGCTGGGCAGGGGTTTCATATCGTCCATGAGAATATAACTCTCAAGATAGCTGTGCATGCGTGTACCACGATTAGCAGCTTCTGTGGTGATTTGTTGGGCTTGCTTTTCCCCAACACGACGCTTCCAGTTATTTAATGCGTCAATCTTTTCCTGAGGTTTTGTACGATCTAAAATCGTAGTAACACTAGGAACTCGTGAACCATCTGGCAATGCATAATGTCGTTTTCCATCAACACTAGTTCTGCTGATGGCAGTATAGTCAAATTTTTGGGTAATCATTGTTCTCTCTGGTTTTGACAGAAGGTCCGATATATTGCTATGTTTTTATAAGCTATATCATACATTTTTTTTATTTTTTCCTGCCTGTCAGGACTATTATACAATGATCTTAAAGAATTTATCAAATATTTGATTCTCATATTAAGATTTTGTATTTCGTCGTAACTTTCATCAATTACCGAATCAAAAGTGTAAAAACCCATCTCTTTTAACTTTAAAAGACTGCCAGGGCCAGAAAATAACACAAATGGTTTGCCGGTTGCTAGGCATCTCGCAGTTTTTTCTGTGTACCAACCAGTCGATAATGCATCAGTTTCGCTGATTATCTCAATATTATACCTGTTCCAAATATTAGGATAATTTTCGCATGACTCTTGCCATTTGAGATTTCCGTTAATATGGTTACTGGTTAAATCCGTCTGGTATGATTTCGATAATACCCACTTGATTTCCTCTGTATAAATGGATTCGACATGCCTTAGTGAAGTACTAACAAAATCTTTGTTTGGTTGAAAAACTAAAAAATTATCGTCAGCGAAAGTTTTATCTATTAGATAAGCTAAACGTAATCTTGGAACAGTGAATCTGCCAAAGCTAGCACCAACAAATTTAGCCAACTCTAAATTTTTTTCAAAATCAGGAATAAATTTACCAGTGGTTACAAAAATACCAAGTACTAGCTTTTTGTGTGTATAGTTATTCTTTATCGGTAAATGGGATTCGATAATTAGATCTTGTTCAGATATTCCGATCGTTGATAATATTAACTCTAAGAAATCATAAAATCCGCTGTGTTTAAGATTTTCACCGTCGGGGGCATAGAATTTTAGCTTCATTCCCGCATGATACTTTTCGGCTATCGCATCTAATAGAAGTTCTCTTTGAGTAAAACTACAGTCCTTGTGTATAAAAAACTGCAGAGCAACACATATTTCATTGTTGACTATTTTAATGGCCTGTTCTATCATATTTTAGTCCATAGATAGTCAGACCAAAGTTTATGTCCTTGTTCCGTTGGATGTCTAGTATCGCCAGAATTACAATACATACAGTTATCAAGAAGATCAATTCTTTTTTCAGCGAGCTCTATTACATCTAATCTATCAATAAACTTTTTTACGTAATTCATCTGTCCGATATGCTCAGATACAACTATTCGTGTACTATTATTAATAGGTTTATTGAGCAATACCTCCAACCAAGTTTTATCAGTTAATTGTACATCACTAGATGTTATTCCATCAGTAAAATTGTGTGCTATTAAAAATTTTATGTTTTTGTATTTTTCTTGTAATAAAGAAATTTGTTGATAAGTGTTACAAAGTATCCCGTCAAGTGTTTCTTTTAGTGTAGGATACTTCAATTTATCTATTAAACTTAATTCTTCGTGTCTACCGGATTCGGTTAATGTGATTACACAGATAATAGAATTATAGTCAGTGATAGTCAACAATAATTCTGTAAGCCAATTAATAATTAATTGGTTTGATGCCCCGGGCAGAGCAAAATTAATCCAATCTGCATCTATACGATCGGCTAGCAATTTACCATATATGTTATTTAATCTATATTCTGTATCGTCTATACCTAAACGTACTTTAGTTTTTCCTAAACTATCTCCGTAGGTCCAACTATCGCCAGCGGTGATTAATAAAGATTTTTTATTTCGTACTAAATGATAGTACGGATTAGAAATTAATGACCAAGCAGGTATAGGAAATCGATTAAACATATTTTGTAAGATCTAGATCTATTAGTGTATTCCATTGCTGGTATACATAATTCCGGAATCTTTGTTTATTTAAAACTAAACGATAGAAAATACGTTGGTATTCTGCAGACACATCTGAAATTTTTGATACAGCATCTACTACCATCTCTGCATATTTTATCTGTTTAGCAACATCACCTAGTTGTTCGTTAATCTGACTATAATCAAATATATCTTCAAAAATATCAAACCCAGAATCTTTAAGATGCTGTCGTAGTCGAGGTTGACCATAGACCATAAAAGGCCTCATACCAATTATAGGTTTGAAAGTTTTCTCGCTGGTGAAAAAATCATCAGGATTAGGATTTGAAAATTCTGTTTCTGTTACTATACACAGAAAACTTCGATTCCATATATTTAAATCCCCTACACTAAAAATATCGTTGCGTATACGATTGCTAACAAACCTTTCGTCTGTGCCAAGGTTTCCGTATTCATCCGAAATACCCTGTTCTTCTGTGAACTTGTCATCTATGGTTATCGCTTGATCACCGGGTAATCCTAAACTTACATAACCTTGATCAAATACCCCTAATGATTGTAGAGTACGCACCAGATTAATCCTATGAGGATGTGGTTTACGATTTAAACAGATAAATTTTTTAGCATCAGGTAACAACTGAAGATCTTGTTCTTCGTAACTTTTAAAATAAAAATCGCAGACTATAGCCCAAAAATCTATGCGTAGTTGATGACTATTTCCTAATATAAGATAAGGTCTGCCAGATTGTTCAATTGCTTGAAAAATTTTTGGTACTGCAGGATCTACAAAATTATGACAGATAATAAAATCTGGATTGGTTGTTTTGATATTTTCTAAGATGTTGTCTTCATGCATCCAAGTTGGATTGATCAACATCACACGGTTAACATTTAACTGCTGTTTTGCTTTACGTTCTAATATATCTCTGATAAGTTGTTCTACCCTACCGGCTTTCCATGTATAAGGAAATCCGTTAGTGGATTTTTCGAATTCCATAATTTTTGAGTTTGCTTAAAAAATTATTTTTTAGAGGCTCTATCAGCCATTTTCTGCACTACTTTGCTGGGATCACCCTTGGGCGCCGACCCGGCGCCCAATGCGTCAGAATCGTCTGTGGTGTTTTCCGGTAATGCTAGATAGATATACTTGGTGCCAGTGTGCGGATCGTCTTTGATATTTTTAATCAATGCTTTTACAGTATCGTTGCTTTTCTGTGCGCTATCTAATGCAGCAAAATTAAATGCTTCATTTCCTGGAATATTACGTACACGTTCAATAACTGTGTCAACTGCTACACGGGGCGTGACCGCCCCACTGTGTTCTGCTTCGTTACGTAAATATTCTAAGACTGTAACCAATGCCGCATCACCGCGTGTATCAGCTTCGTCTTCGATAGTATCTCTTTCTGTGTCGAGATCTTCTCGTATGATTTCACTGACACGCATTATCTACGACCACGTCCTAATTCTTGTTCGCCACCAGCAGCTGCATCTGTACCGGCGAATTCATCTTCGTCGTGATCAAAGTCGCTGTCACCTTCTGGGGCTGGTAATTCTGGTGCAGGTTCGGATCCCAATCCTGCACCCATGTCCATAGGCTGTTCGACTTGCTCGCCTGCTAGTGCACGCACTGCTGAATCTGCTTGTTCGCGACCTGTGCTGACTGCTTGATATAAGTTAGCTAACAATGGGCTCATAGCAGATTTAAATGCTTCGGCTTGTTGCTCACCGATTTGATCTCGTATGGTATCTAGCAGTGCAGGCATCTGCTCATTCTGCATCTTGCTGACTTTTTCTAACATGTCTTGTACTGTGTTAACCATATCCTTGGCAGCTAATACTGTTTCGCTACGACCCATTTCGCTTTCAAATAAACCTTGCTCACTGGTCATCCAACGATCCAGGCCTTCTTTGACCATGATCATTTCCATGTAGCGTGCATTACGTTCTGCTGTGTGTGCACCATGGCTGCGTTTAATAGTAGCTAAGTTTTCAGCGATAGCCTGACTTAAACGCTGTGCTTTAGCATATGTTAAGTTATCATAATCGATAGCAAACCCAAAGCTGCGTTCTACGATTTTATTAATTTTTTGTGGTGTCATTTCAACACGCATTTCGGATAATCTCATGGTCCTATAATTCCCTGATGTTTGTATATATTTATGTCTTTTGCCAGACTTTGTTGATTTTGGCTCTATGGTGTAGAGCACATAATCTTTCAGTGGCTATCGTTAATTTAGCCACTGCATCGTCAAGTCTAGCTATCCTTATGTCTAACATACTATAGTTCTTGTTAGCTTTTGCTATGCGCACAGCATGATTCATCTGTCGTATGTTGACCTTTTGAGTATTTATTTCTCTATCCAAGTCCTGTAATTCTTGCGCTGATTGTATCTTGCCCTGTACTGTATAGATCACGTATAGAACCGCTGTTATCTTATCCGAAAATTCATAGACCAGTTCACTGTTGCGATCTAATACTTTAAAACCATTGGAATCAATCTGTTTAACATAATATAGACCTATCCTATAGCCATCTGCTACGGGTATGCAAACTGGGGTGCGTGATGCCTGTTGCTGTTCTAATTCTCGTTGCGCCAGAGATTTCAAGCGGGCATTAGTGGTGCGTATGCCCTGCTCTATCTCGCGTGAAAACTTTTCCTGTTCTTGTTGTTCTGATAGTGTGCGGGCGGATTTTTTCTTAACAAAATTTTTATTATGTTTCTTCTTCATATACTACTTATTGTATTTTTTTGGAATTTCTAGATTTTTTCCAATTTTCTATGTGGTTAATTGTTCGTTTTGATTTTGGTTTTCCTGTAAGAGCAATACTTCTATCCCTGCACAGTTTTATCGCCTTTTCTTCTCCGTAAATTTCTGCATAAGTTTTACCTTTTAAGATACTTGGCGTTCCACAATGATCAAAATGATACCTTTTCATCGACCCAACCCCACCTGTTTTGTTACAATGTGGACAAGTAACAATTTTTTGAGGGCCTTTGGGTTTACGAGAATTTAAATTTGGCCCAATATTTTTTCCCTTTAATGATGCGGACCTTTTTCTAATAGATTCTGTTGTTTGTTTATATCCGGATGTACCGGTTCCGCCTTCTGTAATATTGTGCAATATGCCGATAGGTGAAGGATCGATGTATCCTGTTTTATAATCTACATCTTTCCGACCATACCATCGTATTAGTTTTCTTTCTAAAGCAAATGCACCAAATTCAGTTAAATTGTAAGATACTATGATTATTTTTGTACTATCAGTTGGTGTATGTACACCACCACAATATTTGTTTTCTGTAGTGACTCGATGATTATTCCAAGCTCTATATCCGCAACCTTTACCTATGTAATACGGTGTACCGTCATCCCTTAGATATGCGTAAACATAAAATCTAAACGGTCCGGTGTCTTTTAAGTCCATTGGTAAGTTTGAATAAATATTCATGCTGACATTCCTTGCTAATGTTAGAGTAGTTGGATCTGCCAGGATCGCGAACTACATCTTTGTTTATCTAATTTTTTTAGTATATACTATTTTGCCATTTTCATCACGACGCAATAATATATTTTGCATCGTCAGTTGATTCGCTATTTCCTGTTCACGCTCACTCAAGGAGCTTTTCGATATGGTCTTTTCGCTGTCAAACCTACCCAAGAGATCTGCCTGCTCATTGTTGACGGGCACTTGTAGGTTATTTAATAATTCTACTATCTTCATCGGGTGGCAAAATGTATGAGTAGTGTAACAAAACCCGTTAACAGTGCTGTAAATACCGCTGTGCCAATAGTGATGATAGTTTTATTGCCTTCTGTGCCAGACTTTGACACGCTGTCTTTGATCTCAACCAGATGCTGCTCGAATTTGTCCATTCTACGCTCTAGACTGTTTAGTTTAGTTTCCAAATTCTTATACCTCTCAGCACATAAGTCTACATGCGCCTCGAGGCTGCGTTTTTCAATATCTAATGTTGACATCGACTGTCCCTCACACTTTTCAATAAGTGATGCGTTTACAATTTGCCTAACTTGAGCCTTGATAATGAGCCTAACTGGTGCCGTAGCATCAAATATATTTATGCAGAAGTTATCCGCTCAAAGTATATGTTTTTAATGGTTCCGTAGGGATAGAATATGGGTAGCATGAACCGTGCAGTCTCTTCGAGACCTGTAATTATAGGTACTTGTTCAAAGTCTTTCTGTAGTGATGCCAAGGGTTGGTTGGGCAGATCATAGATGTCAGCGGGTTCAACTGCCCAGGTCCAGTACCATACTCTCTGTGGTCCAGTATAGAAATCACCAAATTTAAATGTGCTGATGTTTTCCACATCTACAGCACTTGGAGCAGATACTTGCAAGGGTTGCGTCTTGATACCTATGCACTGTAGGACAGTTTCCCAGTTACGCTGTTGGTCTCTGTGCAGGCCATTGGTACGTGTCACTCCAGTGGGAGTTACGTCAACTAATGTTACTCCTGCATAGAAATATAAGTCGCTCATGGTACTAGTATTTAGTGGCCACAAAAAAAGCGTCTAAAAAGACGCTTTCTCTGTTGAGCCGGTTAAGCTATTAAGCTAGTTTGAAACCGCTGCTTGTAACTGTTAGGTTAGCAGCTGTAACTGTACCAGCGATACCGATGTTACCACCAGAGCTTAATGCTGTCAAACGTGTTTGCAGTGCTGTAGCAACGTCAGCTGATGTAACAACAGCAGCACCTTGTAGTGTGTCGCCGTTCGCACCGCCTGCACCTGTAGCTTCTAAGTACACGCTGATCTGTGTGCTGTCAACTTGGTACAATGTTACTGTGCTGTCTTGTTCAACTGCACGTAAAATTGTTTCAACTGCACCACCTGTGTTCATTTCACCAGCTGTGAATGTAACACCTGCGATTTTTACTAAGATTGGCTCTTTTGTTAAGCCTGTTGCAACTGGGTAACCTAAAGAACCGATTCCACTATCAACGTTTACGACGCCATTTGCGTCACCTGCGTAGCGTGTTTGTATCGCCATAATATGTATCTCCTAAATTTCTATAAAATTATATAAGTACACCTATTGTACTTTTATGTAAATATTTATCTTTTTTGGAAAAAAACGGTTTCTATATAAATATTAGTGCAGTTCGCGATGCGCCAACACCCAACTGCTCTAACATTGAAAGGGAATGCCAGCATGAATATTTATTACGTATACGCTTACCTACGCAGAGATGGGACTCCGTACTATATTGGTAAAGGTAAAGAGAATCGAGCGTATGAAGATCACATCAAACATAAACCACCAAAAGATAAGTCTAGGATAGTTTTTCTTGAGAAAAATCTCACTGAAATCGGTGCACTAGCACTAGAAAGACGCTATATTGTTTGGTACGGTCGAAAAGATTTGGGTACTGGTATATTACGTAATCAGACTGATGGCGGTGATGGGCTTACTAGCCCTTCGTTAGAAACTAGAAAGCGCATAGGCGAATCTGCTCGCGGAAGGGTATGGACAGAGGAAAATAAACAAAAACTTCGTAAACCTAAGATAAGAACAGATGAACACATCGCTAATCTTAGAAAGCCCAAAAAACCTAGGACTCAAGATCACTTATCGAAGATTAGTTTAGCTTTTAAAAATAAACCTTGGTCTGAGGCGAGAAAAAATTCTAAAAATCTAGAATATAAAATTACCGATCCAAACGGAGTTGTGTATTACGGTAAAGGTAGTATTAAAAAAACAAGTTGCCAGATTCCGATTAGTAATAATATTCTCAGAGATCTAATCTACGGCAGAAGAAAAGAATATAGAGGTTGGACTGCTAGCGTTATTTGTTGAATAGAGCACGACTGAACAACTGTCGGGGCACTAGTTTTACCACACCCGTTGGGGTGTTAAACACGAATCCTTCCCCACCAGCATGCCCTGCTACCGTCTGCGATATGCCCTGTACCTGCGATTCTAACTGATTGACCAATGCCTGTTTATAAGCATAAATCGCGTTCCAGATAGCAAAAACAGCTTCTAAACCACGTGCTTCTCTATAGATATAGCCACCGTAGTTGTCGCCTACTAATTTCTTGTACTGTTGTCCGCTGACGTTGTTTTTAAGCCAATCTGCTAGCTGTTCCTGTGTCTGTCCTGTGATCTGATGATTAGCATATTTTTTCAATGCCTGTCGTGCTACACCGTCTAAACCTGCGAGGAATTTGTCTGCTTGTGCACCCAGGCTGGCTACTGCTTTTTTAGCTGCCCCGGCTACACGCACTGGATCTTTTAATTCGAAACGCACACCAGCAGTGGGCGTTAATATCATCACCGGACCATCTAGTTTAAGTCCTTGGCCATTCCAAGACACCGGTCTTGCCTGCTCGTCTGCGAGATAGCTGTGCACTGCTACACCACCCGAACGTCCTCGGATCTGTCGTCCTAGATCACTTGCCACTGGTATGCGGTATTCCACTACATTGGGTTTAAAAACATACTGTCCTTGTTGTGGTGTCAAAGGCTGGCTCCACATGAGATCTCCCCAGAAAAAGCCTGGGGTCGAGCCTACTGCCTGTTCTAAACCAGACCAGATGTTGGCTATACGCTGATATAGATCACCACGATTAGCACCCCGGGCACGATCATATTCCGCCCATCCTTCGGGACTGGTCACACGCCCATTGGGTTTATCAAACATGTACTTGTCAGTGAGGATGAATTTCCCATCAGGCCGTCTCCCAAAGACCAATGCTGGCATACCATCCCACTTGATAGTGGTTGCACCGGGATTTTTTACTATCCAATCCAATGCCTGTAACATAGTGCCGGCGGATGCAGCACCGTCGAATATGCTGTCTTCGGGGTGTGGCGTGCGCACTGGAGCAGCGGCTACTTCGTTCAAAAATTCAAACATCATTGGAACATACCTTTGACATAGTCCAAGCCCTGCAGTATTTTCTTCTTGTCATCCTCGGCACGAGCTCGCGCTTGTGGGGTCTCTGCTTTGTCGCGTTTGGCAGCACCGATATCCTTCATGGCCTTGGCTTCGTAGATCTGCCAGAACTTGTCCAAGAAATCTTCTGCTGACGCATAGGGAGCAAGATCACCTCGACCATACATGCCGTTTAGTTCGCAACTTTCAGCAAATCCACGGACAGCGTTCACTAGATTGCTGATCTTGACTTCATCTAATTTAGACCCAGGGAATCGTTTTAACAAGGGAGATATCTTGGGTTTCGTAATTCCCTGTTCTTCTGCTTCGTGCATGAATACGTCCCGCACAAAAGTCTCGATATTGGTGGTCAATGTGACCAGTTCATAGTCTTTGCGTGTCTTGCTGTAGGGTAGTTTAACACGATCACGCACTTTAAACTGCACACCACTGTGCTGTATGCTCATGTTCAACAGTTCACCAAACACGCTGAACATGTTGCCGTTTAACATACCTTTAATACCGCGTTCTGGGGTGGTGCGGAAACGACCCCAAGTGGCCAGTCGTTCGGTATGCGGCATGAGATCGACCTGTACCCAGGAATCTTGGCCTACTGCCAGTATCGGATGTCCAGCATCGCTTTCCGCATGCACATACCGTGGATGCACGGTCTTGACGAATTCATCTTCCAATCGATACCAAAATGTCTGCGCCTGTGCCATGGTCAAGCCCTGTGTGGCTTCTATGTCAGGTACGATGATCTGTAGATCGATATCACCATAGATCTTGTCTTCGGGATCTACATCGTGATAAGCACTGGATCCAGTGGGGTAGCCCATCTGTATCGGGGGTATGTTTTTTGTTTTAAGAAATCTGTTGAAATCTTGGACGAACTGTTGTGCTACAGTCAGCGCAGCTTTGACCACGCTGGGGTGTATGACTGTACCTTGAGTGACTATTGTGTCCCAACCGCCTTCCCAGACCATCTCTTGTTCACCGCGATGCTTGTTCCAAAACCCTGCACCTGCTGCTGTCTGCGAAGGGCTACGCAGTATCTTGAAACCTAGTTCTTTCATGTAATCGTACATGACCCGTGCTATGCCCTGTCCACGATAGCGTTCTTCAACACGTAGATCCAGTGATTCGAGGTAATTGCCGTTCCTCATGAATAATACTGATCCCAGTTCCCGACCGTGTGCATAGGCAGTGACATGTATTTCTTGGTTGGAGATGGGATTGGCTTCTAAAGTAATGCCATCACGTTCAGCAGTGGTCACTGATGTCAGTTTGTTTTCTATGATTATATCACGTATTTTCATTATTTAGATTCTCTATAAAGTGCTTGTGTGTCACTGGTAAATCCTAGATCGATTACCACTGGACGTCCTTGATATATCCCCCAGTTAGCCGCTCTAACGAAATCGTTTAACTCAATGTCAAAAGAACCAGATAATTCTGCTAGAGTATTTGCGTACTCAGTACACTGTTCTATTTCATCGTCAGTTTTACCAATCTCTCGCATTTTCTCTTGGTATGCCCTTGGTTGGTCTAAAAATAATTGTCTGCCTTCGATCGAACGAGCATAGCTGATTAAAAAATTTAAATTAGGGCATTTGATCAAATCACAGAGTTCTGTCTCGCGTGTTGGTCTTGCCAGCTCGGTCTGCACCCATAATGGCTGTGTATGCTCTCTGTCGTAGTCGATCAAAGGTATGAGTATGTGCAATTGGCTAGCATAGCCATCATCTAAAATTCTCACCTCTTCAGCGTTCTGCGCTAGCCCTTTGCGATTTTTAGCGATCTTAAGCACAGTCTGGCGGCCTTGATATTCGATGGTCATGGCTACACGACTGGAGCCTGCGCCGATCTTTTGGGCACGATCTAGTGCATAGGCCAGTCGGCTTTTAAATGTAGTTCCCTGTTGCTTAAATTCTGCCGGATCCCAGTCTGGGGGTAGTGGGGCTTCAGATAGGATATCTTGTACTTTCACAGCATGTGTCCCATCTGTCTAAACCATGCAGCTGTTCCTGGTGTTGCCTGCTCAGGAAGAGTCAGCAATCCCTTCTGCACATCCTGTTGTGCCTGTGCCAGTTTACCTGCACGATCAGGATCACCTTCTAATGATTTCATTACACTAGCAACAGAATTTAATGCATCACCGCGTGCACCAGGATTCAGCAATATTTTAGCTGCTTGATCTCTGGTGTCAGCTACTACCTCGTTCGTATCTCTGCGTATAAGTCGACCACTGAACGCATCTACTTTGAGTCCTAAGAATTTTGCTATAGAGCTTAATAATATATATAAGTGTCCGGCCTTGAATGCAGGATCATTATAACTACCACGCGGGCCATGCTGGTGCCAGGGTGCTACACGCTCTGCATCGGCTATGACCATGATGTCTACCTGTGCATATCGGGTAGTATTATCAATTTTATATGGTACATCGACATGCACATTACGACCCGACAGTTTGGTCTTGTAACCGCGTGCATAAAAATACTGTGCTAAACTGATCTTGGCAGCTTTAACATCATCTGTCGCATAATGTTTTAACAGTGCTTGTTCGTCTAGAAATAGATCGATATCACCGGACTCTACTTTATAACCAGCTGATCCTATATCTGCTATGGTCTTTTTACGTAAGTCGTTGGGCAGTAATGTACGCACTTCATCAACGATACCAGCAACAGAATCGCGCGGGACTGGCGCAGTATCATCAAAAACATTACCGCCTTCTAATAAAATCATAATGCATGAACAGGTTCTTCGCGAACCTTACCTAAATCTGCTAATCTGTCGTAATATTGATTGATTTTTCTAATATTTTCAGGGCGTTGTACAGGATATAGTCCGGTTGCTCGATCTCGTTTTACCTGCCCTTGTAATTCTTGTGGTAACTTAGTAAGATAATATCCTGTTGAACGTATGATAACATCGATAGTGGGATTTTCAGGATCAGCAAATCTATATTGTCTGTTAGGGGTTGATGCTAGTGTTTGGCTTATATCAGTGGCGGCAGATGTAGCTGCAGTTGTTTGTTTAGGTCCTAATGAACGATATCGATCGACAATAGCCTGTTGTCTAGCTTGATAATCCCGGTAACGTTGTTCCTGTTCATCGTCGTCACTGCGTTGTCTATTTGGGTTTAGTCTATCTTTTATTTCGTTGCTTAACCCTTTGAAAATTTCATTGACCTTCATTTTTAAGTTTCCTAACACCGCGTGAGAATTTAGCAGGTTCTTGTGTGCGTATACTGTTTAATAGTCTGCGTTCAAGCTCTAGTGCCTGCTCAGCATCGTAATTTTCTTTGATGTAGTTGATTAGGTTAATAGCGCCTTGAATAACATGTGCAGCACGGCTTTCTACTATGCTGGCTGTATCTCTGCTGGTCCGTAAATCTGCCAGCTCATCTAATATACTACGTGTACGTTTCTGCAAAATTTTGCTCCAAATATATGATTATTTATAACAAATAATCATTTTATTTTATTCAAATTTTTTAGATTTTCGATTAATTGTGTTATATTTTTAGCAAGATTTAGATTATTTTCAAATCGATCAGAAAACATCTGGTGAAATTTTTTTTGTAACTGTACATCGGACAGGAATTTTATGTTACTTTTAAAAGCTTCAACCACACGCATTCCTGGATGTTCTATGTATTGATAGCTGTGATCTAACACATCGTCAAAAATATCAAATCCAAGTTTTTTTACTGTTTCGGGCAATCGCCAGGCACCCGGCCAGATCATAAAATGTCTTGCATATATTGCCATTAAAGTTTTTTCTGTTAGCATGTTACCTCTTTCAAAAAAACAAGGTTCCGTGACTATTGATATTAAAGAGTTCTTATATAAACGAGAATATAAAAATTGGTAAGCTGTTGCATTACTACCTGCATAGTTTACTACTGCTCCCCATGGTTCTTTTTTTCCTAAGTGATTAATGAAGAAATGTTGCTCCGGGAGATATTTTGTTAAATCAAAATTATAATCAGTACCTAAAAGCAACTCCGACGATATTACATCATGCGGTACCATATCGTTAGTATTATATGAATAAACGATTTCATTTTTATCAAATAAATTAGCTATTATTGTAGAGCACAAAGTTCTGTGATATCTCGCTTTGTTAGACATAAAAGTAAATTTATATTTTATGTCATTATGATTTAAATCTTTACAATCACAAACTAAAAATTCTCTGGCATTTCTAATAAAAATATTTTTTTTAACATCGATTTCAAAATTTGTAAAATCCTCAAATAATAGATAATGGTCAGATATAAAGGTCTTGTTTTTGAATTCAAATCCTGCTTTATCAAATAATTCGATTATTGTATTTTTAAAATATACAAATTTTCCTTTTATTGAGATCCTGATCTCCTCAGACACAGGCATATGATCAGCGAGTATGATTGTATCTCTCTCATTGAATGTTATATCTAGTTGTTTGGTATTTGTTTTTATAGTTGGCATCACTGTTTTGATTTTAACCCAGCTAGCATTTGTTTAAGTTTAGTGCTTTCTACTGAAACCGACGGTGGGGGCGCCTCCGTATGTTCATCTTTTTTAACTACTGTGTTGGTTTTAATGTTATTTAAGATATTTTGTGCAGGTTTATATCCACCGGCAGTTTCCTGTGCATCTTCACCGGGATCGGTAATACGTAGACTTTCAATATTAAATTCTAAATCTACTTTTTGCCCTACACCTGAGCTACTACGAGTTTTCATCAACTGTATCTGATAACGCCCGCGTTCACGCATAGCACGACTAGTAAAGATACCAAAGACATTATCTGCTGTGTTAATCTTCGAAATACCACCGGATATATGGCTATGATCAAACTCAATCTCTTCTACCGCCGATCTGTTTAGCTGGCTAGCAGTGATCATTAATATGTTAAATTCTCTTGCTAGGTTACGCAGTTCTTCGGATACGTATTTGTCTTTGACAAATAAATCACTAGGCGATACCTTTGCTGACACTGGCATGACCAAATCTAAATAGTCTACCATGATAAAATCTGTTTTCTGCCCTGTCTGTATCTCCAGCTCTTTGAGGTAAGCACGTATGTGATTGACGTTACTCTGTGCGGGCATGTATTTGATACGCAGTTTACCCGACTTCTTGCCTACCATCTTAACTTTAAGTTCTAGGGTATCTAGATCCTTAAATATCTCTTTGGTGCTCATGTTAGCTACCATGGCATCCATACGCATAGCAGTCAGTTCTTCGGAAAGTTCTAGTGTCAGGAACACACCGTTCAACCCCTGTGTCATCCAATTAATAGCTATGTTCTGCATGAATAACGATTTTCCCGAACCCGATCCACCAGCAAATATATTCAGTTCTCCACGATTCATACCGCCAAACAATCTAGAATCCAATGTGGGCCAGCCCGTAGACACCTGTCCGTTGTTACTTTTGATTTTTAACAGACGGGATCTTGGATCTTCGAAATAGTCAGTACCCATGTCTTTGGTTAAGCTGATCTGTACAGCATCTTTGATCAGTTTTTCCACAGGATCATACTCGCCCTTTTCTAACAAGTCGGCTGCTTTCAATATCGCACGCTCCAGCTCTTGTCTACGACTAAATCCTTCAAATTCTGTTAAAAACCAATCATAGTGCCCTTCTTTCAGTTCAGGTATGGGTTTGAGTTCTACTCCAGTTTCTGCCTGTATCTGTTCGTAAGTAGGCAAGGTCTTGTATTTTTCACCATGTTCTTTGATAAAGCGTGCCACTGGTCGTAGCGAACGATCAAAGTTCTCAGCATTATATATGTTCTGTACACGCACAAAACTCTGTGCATCTGTTAACATAATTTCTAAAAATAGTTTCTGTAGATCTGCGTTATATTCTTTAGTCATATCTATTAATTATATAATTTTTTCTTGTGTAGTTCAATTTTTAATCTACTCGATTGACGCGATTCTAATACGGTTTTTAATACAAATAACTTGCCATACTTAACTACTGCTTCTGACACATCCTTGCAGGTCTCATGCCAGATGGGGAAACTCACTGACCACCCATATTCGATGGCTGCGTCTACTAATTTTACTCCTGCACGATCTCTGTCAGGGACTACTATAACTTCTCGTGCTAGACTGTCAATGATGTCGGCTTGCGTTTCGCTGCACTCGTTGCTTAATACGGCTACTCCATCTATGGCCATGGCATCAAAAGGTCCTTCTACTACTATGACAAATTTCTTTTCCGGAGTCTGTTGATCTACATTAAACACAAAATTGGGTTCATAGTCACTGTAGTACTTGGGTTTGATACCTTCCACTGTTGCCCGGGCTGTGCTACCTATCAACTGCCCCTGCCAATAGAAAGGGATGATCACACGCCGATGATAATTGTGCTCTTGATCGCTGGTCCAGTAAAAATTGTATTTTTCCTCGCTGACAGTGATCTTGCGCTGTATTACATAATCCACAGCTAGTGTTAAATCCTCTGGTATGTTTTCATAATCCTGCATCTTATACCAGGCGCTGAGTTCGGTAAAACTTTTTGCACCTTCGGGCAAAGGTCTAGGTTTGAATACGATCTCTTCTCGGGTTTCTTCCGAGGTAGATTCCGGTGTAACTAGCTCACGGATTCGTATGGCTTCGATTACCAAACGCTTTACTGTAGTGTCATCTGCTCCTAACCACGCCAGAAGTTTACGGAATTTATAGTTTAAATGCCTACCAGGTGTGTAATTGGCTTTATAATTACAATTGAAACAATGATACGAGGTACCACCATCTGCGTTAAACACAAAGCCGCCGCGGCCACGTGTGTCTGCAGATTCGCCATTATGAGTGCAACAAGGTGCATTAAAACTAACCCATCCGCTGGAGTTAGTCTTGCGTCGTGCGGGCAGCAACTGTTGTACCGCTTCTTGGATAGTCTTTAGCATAGGTACTAGTATATATTAGTACCTAGCTAAAATCAACCAATTTGGCAATAGCTTTATGCGTGCTTAAATTTAAAGGTACAGCCGATATATAATTGTGCCGACGTAAACGACATATTATTGGAGCCAATATAATTTAAAGAATTCGTCCCAGACGGACTATTTGCTATTTTAAAAGAAGTTGAAGATGCCGGAACAATACCGTATACAGGGGATAGTACATTCGAGGTCCCAGTCCACATAACCGAAGTTCCGGCTGCCGGTATCACCTTGCCTATATCTGTCCAACTGCTCTGGGGAGATCCGATTTGTGTGCCGATAGGATGGAATGTGGTATCGATTTGTATACCGGCCGGTAATTGGAATATATAATCGCCTGATCCAGCTGAACCAGTAGGACTGCTGTATGATATGACCAGTTGGCAATAAGCCCAACCGCTGCCATCATCTTCGACCATAATGGTATCAACTAAGTTAACTCCAGCTAGGTATGGGTTTGTAGTTGTTGCAGTAATCGTATTATAAGTGGTAATTGAACTGGCACCATTTAACTGTTGCCATGTGCCTAATGTACTACCACTGATAAATGTATTACCTGCTGTGATAGCGCCATTGGCCTGATACAATGCATTGTTGTGTACCACAATAGTACCGCTGGCATAGCTGTTATTATTAGAATAGGTTGGCTGTATCACACCAACGAATGCCGATGATGCTGTGGTGCCTATCTGCTTGATATAGACCGCTCCGTCACTGGAATATGAGCCGACTCCATCTGTTGTTACAATACTATTACCTTGGGTAAGCGATAGTTTGACATAAGTATCAACTGTTGGAGTATAGATAGCGTATGCAACGACATCACTGGTATTGTTAGTAGAGGTGGCCGATGCGCTGATGCCTGGTGACCCCAACAGAGTATTACCTGTCGTTTGCCATTGGTATTCTGCCCAATCACTTCTAATATTAATAGAGGCAAACAACTCGTAGGTATCACCGGCGTTTAGTAATACCGTGTTACCGTTAGTCACTGGCATATTACCAGTTACAGTATACAATTGGTAGTCTCCTACGTTTGCCAAGGTACCAACTATATATTGCCCATAACTTGTTGCATTTAGGGTATTAGCATAAGGTGTGCCATTACTCCAAAAGAATCCGTTGGCACTTAATACGGATCCAGCAACATTCACAGTGTCAGCAGTTATATTACCCGAATAGGTAGTAAGATACTCAGCCACTTGTGTATTACCATAATTTCCGGCGATAGGTGACCCATCAACATTTAATGTATTACCGGTGACAGAAACAGGAACACCACCCATGTAGATAGTATTGGCGCTGACATATAGACTGTGCCACTGCTGTGTTGGGCTACCTAGACTATAAGTGATGTTTGCCGCAGGTACTATGTTACCAGTGGTAATAGTTTCAAGTAAGTAAGCTGAAACATTTGTGTTACTATAAACTTCACTTTGTAGTGTAACAATCGCAGTATTAGCTGCTGCTAGATTAGCATCTGTATTGGTGATGCTGGTGTACAGAGACGAGATGTTTGCATTGGCCCAGGTCTCGTAAGCACCGACATTAGCGTTGATACTTGCTATAGATGCGTTGGCGTATGTTTCAAAAGCACCTAGATTGGCATCGACGGAAGTTATCGCTGTATTTGCATATATTTCATATGCGCCAATATTAGCATCTAACAGTGTAACGGCTGTGTTAGCCGCAGTTACATTGGCATTTACTGAATCTAAAATACTTAACCCGGGATAGGCTGTGGTCTGCACAGTATAATCGGGAAATATCACCGCGCCGTCCGTACCGCGTACCTGTATAAATTTACTGCTGGTTCCCAAAAACAAACTGGTATTTGTTGCGGCAAATACCTGTGCTGTATTATAAAAAGATGTAGGGATATTTACTACACCATTGTTATCTAATAATAATTTATAAGTACCGTTGTTTAATTGATCTGTGTTGGCCTGTAGTGCTTGTATAGCAGTATTAGCAGTAGTTATATCTGCGTAAAGACCCGAGACGTTTGCATTAGCCCAGAATTCATATGAACTTACATTAGCTTCTAAGCTGTTAATATTAGCAGATAGGTTAGCTATCTGCCCACTCAGTACCAATTCATTTTGATTTAGTGTCTGTATATCTGTATAAAGTACAGCAGCGTTGGCTTGCCATGCACTAGATACACCAGCTATTTCGGCTTCTTGATTGGCAGCATTAGCCAGCAGTGTGTTGATATTAGCTGCAAATGTAGCGTCTATACCAGTGATTGTGCTGATGCTGTTGGCTATACCGCCGAGATTGCCCTGTATAGCAGTGATCGTAGGATCTAAGGGTAAGTATGCGGCTACATTAGCGTTTGAGTATACAGTGGACTGTAGTGTAGCGATAGCTAGATTAATGGCTGTTACATTACCGGAAAGATAAGCAGAAAGATTAGCTGCATTACTGTTGATCAGATCCGTGGTCGCGCCATTTACCAAGACTACACTACCACCAGGCGTGACCCCGTCTTGCACACGGATAGTTTCTAGATCAGTGTCTAATACTATCTCACCAACAGGACCTACGTATTGGCTGGTCACAGCAGTGTTGCCGCGCTTTAATAATATCTGTCTTACATTTACATTAGCTACTGTCATAGTGTTCCACCATCAATCACTGAATTATCCACACCTGGGCTGGGTTCTGTTATGCTATAGTAAGCTGGCATGACCTTGAGATCCAGGTTCACACCATAGTTATCGTCGACGTAAGCAGGTGCTTGGCTGTTGGTCGTCAACTGTATAGTGCGTGTGGTCAGCTTGTAAAATCTGTTTTCTAAGCTGTTGAGCGTCGTAGCATCCAAGACCACAGTTCCCTGCCCTTGTGAGATATTACTAAAGTTTACAGCATAGCTTTTTACAGTCACTTGATTAGTAGGATCTTGTATATCCAATTGCATGCTGTAACCTGTTAGATTCACAGGTTTCTGATCCTGGTTCATGACTTGTATCTGTATGGGATTGTCTATACCTTGATAGACTTTTATTTCGCGGCTGTACACTACTCTGTTCCTTGTAGTAAATATGCTGGGATCCAAAATTTGAACCTCTAGAGCATTTGGGTATAAATACGATTTAATATAGATCATTTAATAGTATTTATACAGGCGACAGTGGAAGAACATTACCAAAAACTCTTATCTCAATACCCATTTATCAGCATCGTACACTACGGTGGTGTTGATTATGTAGGCATCATACAGAACAGTGATGAAGTGATCACTACTCTTTATGACTTTGGTTTGCTCAAAGACGAGGAGACCAAACGACTGTTTCTAGAATTAGGGGAAACTTGGTGGTGGGAAAGCAATAGGTTGATACCTATCAATGTATTTCTCAAGGCAGACTGGACTGTATTTAAACCCTGTTTACGTACTATGAACAGCAAGAATGTAGAGATAAAAATGGGGCCTTATGTCAGTTTGCGCGAGATGGTTGCCAAGCGTACAAAACGTAAATCCATCACTTTAGTACGTAAAATCAACTGATTAATTTAAGAAGTTCTTCTACAGTTAAACAACTCTTAGCACCTTTACTGCTGTTTTCTTTTGCTTCAAGTATTTGTAGATTTGCAGGATGATTTACTATTTCTGCAGGAAGGCCGGCATGCCATGCATCTAATACACTTAACTTATGATCCACATGATATGTTTGCTGACCTAATATATAACCTTGCTCTCTTGCCCATTGTTGCGCTCGCTGTCTAATAGCACGAGCATAATGTCTATAGTCTCTTGCTTGTTCGGGTGTTAAGATTCCAAATTTTTCTCTTTTGGTTCTCGACATTTTTTGTACTACTTCTGCAACACCGCAACAATGCTCAAAGAATCTGTTTCGGGTTTCTTCTTTTCTTTGTTCTGCTTCTGGTCTTTGCCAATGCTCTGCTACACGTTCTGAATGCCTGCGTAGATATTCTGAACAATGTTGCACTATTTTCTCACAAGAATATTTTCCATTAGTGTTTTTAAACTTAGCAGGTTTCCCGCAACCTTGGTCACACAACTGACCTGTAGGTATAGTCTCGTGGATCTTTTTATGATAGTGATACATCGATGGATTATTGCTTATATAATCGCAATGTTCACACTTGCGTGGGTAGTTTTGTTTTATCCAGTTGCTGTAATTTTTACTTTTTGGCATAAAGTTATTTATGCCTACTTTAAAAAATCACACTCTGTTTAGAGGTACCCTGCGCTAATTTGTTCGCATATTAGATTCATATGTACTACCACAAGATGTGCGTAAGCACAACTATGACTTTTCTTAAAGAAATATGACCCATCCGCGGGCCTTTCCCAGACTGTTTTGGCTACTTCTTGCCAATCTAGTCCTATTAAATGTCGCTTGGCAGGTCGTATAACACTTAAAAACATGGCTAGTCTAGGTATGGAATTGACAGGTTCGGGCATCCGTTGCAGTGTATCATAATGATTACCTATGTGCACTAGCTGTTCAACGAATTCACGGGCCTGTAATAAATCCCACAAAGGTTCCTGTTCCATTAAAATCTGCAGATGTTTCTCACTCTTCACTTGATTGTAGATTCCGACATTTAACAGATCTAGTTTAAGATACCCACGATCTTCGGCTGCTTGATAATCGATGCTGGCTATACCTGTAAACGGATCTACAGGTATATCAGTTACATATATACCTGTATTGTGCTTGACTAATTTATCATCCCGGACGATACCTGCAGGATGATGTTTTATTAAGGCAAGTGCTCTATCCCTATCAGCTAGATCAATGTCAATGTCAGATTTAAATTTCATAGATATTCTCTATATGGGTTATCAATGCATCTGCAATTATTCTATTAGATTGTATTCCGGGATGGAGATTATCTATACCAAAATCCACTAGATAATCTGCAAGTAAAAACCCGGGCACAAATTCAGGAAAATTATAAAAATAAGTCTGGTCTTCTAACGAAAATAATTCTTTGTTTTTATAATCTATTAACCAAAATACTAATCTTAATTCTTTTTCTCTAGCATATCTAATAGATATTTTTAATCGAGACAGTAGCTCATAAAATAAAAAATCTTTATGATATATTTTTGTAAAAGCCTCTATGTCTTGTTTGTTTAACGAGGTGAACATCATATCTTTTTTATTTTTATTATCGTCAATATAACGTAATCTTTCTAACCCTGTCAATTGCAACACTACTATTTGATTTTTTTGAAAATCTAATTGTCCAAAGATGTCAAATGATCTGCTATTACTTCCACCACCCATAGAAAGATTTACGCAGTTTTTTTTAAAATGTTTAGCTACTATATTAGCATATCGATTATTAACAGGACCAGGTAGAGCTGTCCCAGCAGTGAAGCTACATCCTAAAAAAACAATATCGTTGTCAGTTAAAGTTGGTAAAATATCATTCCATCTATATAAATCGAATTTAATTTCTTGAAAATTTTTAATGTTACCGTACTTTAACTGATATTTTTTTAACCACTCTAATAGAGTAACGAACTCATTTAAATTCAAAAATTCAGTTTCTTTTGGAAATGTCCAAAATACCAAATCGGCTGCTGATAATATTTCTTCTAGTTCAGAATCTGAACTGAATTCCTGTCGAGATGTATGCCCTATCGAATAGACTTGATTTATAGAATTTACTAATACACTTGCATCAACATTAAAATTTTGATATGCTTTTGCTGTATTTTCATGATTACTACCTAAAAACAGTATTCTCATAAGCCCGCCTTTTCTAAGATATCTTTAACCCACTCAGTATCGGCTAAATAATCACGGAATTTTTTCTGCCAATGATCCGGATCTATCCAAGACAATACCATAACAATCTGTTCTTCATTCAAACTATCTAAGAATTCCACTCCGCTAGCACAGTTGTATACTACCCAGGGACTGATACGCCCAGTTGATATATGATAACATACTCTGTTGGCATTTGCATATCGGAAATAGTCCCGGAACCCATTGCGTAATTCTGTGTGTTCCTCGGCGTAGCTTTCCATTTCCTTGAGTGCACGCTCTAATGCATCCTGCACAGATTCCTTGCGCAGATATTCTGGTAACCATTCTGTATAAAAACTGTCCTTGCACCAATGATCTAGTTTCTTGTTATTCTTCAACAGCCAGTCTAGGTAACTAGAGAAATTTACGCATCTTATGCTTTGGCAGTGCCTGCCAAATTTTACAAATGCATTGTAGTAAGGGCTTTCCGCAAAGTCTGCATAAGATTTAAGTTTAGCAGAGCCTTGTGTCGTTTCGTAGAATCTTAAGTATGCTTTTAAACCTAACTGTACACCAGTTTCTCGTTCCTGTTGCCAGCGTCGTTTGGGCTCACAGAGATGTGTTGCTAGTGTAGATTCTTTGCGGAATTCTTTAGCACAATACTTGCAAGCGTATTTTGTCTCTACCTCCATCATAATAGCTTATTATTTTCTAGATATCTCATGAAATAATTATTTAAATGTATGTATTCTTCCCCATTATAATGCCTTGCATATTCTGGCCAACGGGCTTCAGGTTCCGCATATTTTGCTCCATGATCTCGTAAAAATAGATTGGCATTAAACTGGTCCAGCGGCACAATGTGTAGATTATTTTCAGCAATTTTTCGATATCGTGGGCTAACATCATCAAAATAATCTTTATATCTATACTCACAGAAGTTAAAGAATAAATGATTGATTTGTCGTTCTTTTAGATACCCACTGAGCATAATAAGATCTGTTATCAATTGATCGGCATAGGTTATATCTATATCATAGTCGTATAAGTTTTGCACAAACTTCTCTACTTGTGCCAATGAGTGTGTTTTATAAGTGTCGGTTTCCTGCAGATAATGATATTGGAGTCCGTGACTACCATATTGTATCCAACGGTCTTGATCTTTTTTATAGTCAACTAATGCCGACTCGTGTCTGCGTAAGAAAGTTAGCCCTAAGAGAACAAATCCTATGTCATCATGGGTCTCAAGATATTCAACGGTAGTACGCACGATGCGACGATTGCTGCTACCACCTTTCGAAAGGCTAATCGCTTGATCGTATCCTAATTGTTTAGCTAGATTTTGTACAAGATAGTAATTATCAGAAAAAGAGCAACCGTTTAGTAATAAGTTCATAGTTCCCGCTTGATATCTTCTTTTGAATAACCCATGTCTTCAGCTAACTGTTTTAGATCACTTTTATCATTTATCTTAGATAATAGCAATAATTCGTCATCTTTAGCAGTAGGGTATAGTTTACGCAGAAATTTAATAGATTTATTATCTGCAGTCTTCTTTTTTGGACTTATCCAACCGTGACGGAATTCTCCCATGCCTGGACTGACAGTAGTACAACTTAGCCATTGTAACTGTGCGTGCCGGCTAGTGCTGATGTCAAAGAAATTTTTATTTAGGCGTTCGTTAGTACTCTGTAGATAGTAGCACTGTAGCATATAGTTCTCCTCTGCGCCCAGTGCGGGATTAGGTTCTACTGTGGATCCCCAGCGTATCATAAGAAAACTGCTGAATTTTTTGCGCTCTTCGTCTGACAGCTCTCGATAGAAATTCCTATTCTTCCTATCAAACTGCCGCATTTCGTTACGAATATCTAGTTTATCGCTCATATTTTAACCGATAGTAAAAAACAATTTTATCCAACTGCTCTTTCAACTCTAGATCTGTACGTGCATGTCTATGTATGTTGCTCCATAGTTGGTTATGTTTTATTTCAGCATGAAGATCGCCGGTTCTAACATTGTCTTCTGTCATACTGGATGCCATCCTGGTTTTTCTGTGTAATCACGTGTCAGCTCATATAGCATTTTAGCATGATCCAGTGCTTCTTGTAAAGCAGGGTTAGTCTCTGCTGCTATAGCCATATCTACTAGCTCAGTTACTTCTCTTATAGGGCGACCTAATATCTTGGGTTCGCTATCAAAGTCTCTGCCGATCTCAAAGCGATCATGTGGGTGCGAGCCCGATTCTCGGGCGTAGACTACACCGCGATCTCGCTCGTATATATAAGTCACTCCGGGTTTTAATCTACCAGATTTTGCCATAGTCAATAACCTCGCTTTGCCTGCTGATCTCTTTAATAAAGTATGCACAAAGTGGACTTTCTCCTTCGGAGAGCGGAACTGCTAATAGTTGCCCAGGT